GGGGCGACCATCGACGCGAACGCCTCCAAGCCGTTCAAGTCGTACGTGGCGTCCGCGCTCGGGGTGCCCGTGACGCAACTCACCGGTGACCCGGGCACGACCGGCGCCCGCGCGGTCGCCGAGACCCTGGACGGCCCGCAGCAACTGGACATGGGGCTGCGCCGCGCCGTGTGGACGGACGTGTTCCAGCGGATCGCGGCGCACGTCATCCGGTCCGCCGTGCGGGCCCCGCGTGGTGCGCTCATCGGGTACATCGAGGTGGACGACTGGACCGGGCAGGAGACGGCGGTCCTCGCCGACGACGCCCCGCAGTCCCTGGACGTGTCGTGGCCGCCGTTCGGTGACGAGTCCACCCTGGACAAGGTGCGGGCCCTCGTGGAGGCGGCCAGCATCACCGACGCCCTGCCGCTGGAGTGGCTGCTGCGGCAGTTGCTGGAGGTCCTCGGCGCCGAGGACGTGGACGAACTCCTGGACGCGATGCGCGACGAGGACGGCACGATCCGCGACCCCCGGACGACCGCCGGTGAGCAGGCCGTGCAGGCTTTCCGCCGAGGTGATGACCCGGCGGAGACCCTGCGGTGACCGCCTCGGAGGAGACGCTCGCGCACCTGGAGGCCATGCAGGTGGTGGCGCACGGCGCGGTGGACGACGTGACGCGCGCGACCGTCGGCCGGTGGGCTGCCGCGTGGGACGAACTGCGCGACGAGTGGACGAAGGCGGCCGTGCAGATCGTGGCCATGGCCGAGCAGGACGCGGCGGCCACGAGCACGGCTCCGCGCTGGCCGTCGCGGGCCATCATCCTGCGGGCCGAGCGGGCACGGCAGGCCATCACCCTGACCCGCAACGCACTGGAGGAGCTCGCAGCCACCGTCGGGGCGGAGGTGTCCACGCGGCTCCCGCAGGTCGTGGACTCGGCGGTGACCGGGGAGGCCCGGATGATCGCCTCGCAGATGCCCCCGCAGGCGGGCACGCAGGCGTCGCTGGCGGCGTCGTTCGGGCAGGTGTCGGCGACGCAGGTCCGGGCCATCGTGCAGCGCGGCGTGGACATGACCCTGCGCCCCCTGGCGGGCCTGGGGTCGGCGGTCACGGACACCGTGACGCGCGAACTCGCGCGGGGCGTGGCCATGGGCACGAACCCCCGGGTAGTCGCCGCGAGGATGACCACCCGGCTGGAGGGTCGGTTCAACGGCGGCGCGGGCCGGGCGCTGACCATCGCCCGCACGGAGATGCTCGACGCGACGCGCGCGGCGGGCGCCATGGTGGACCAGCGCAACAGCGCGGTGCTGGGCGGGTGGCAGTGGGTGGCGGCGCTCGACCCGCGCACGTGCCCGTCGTGCTGGGCGCAGCACGGGACGGTGCACCCGCTGGACGAGCCGGGGCCCGACGACCACGCGAACGGGCGGTGCGCCCGGGTGCCGGTCACCCGGTCGTGGGCGGACCTCGGGTACCCGGGGATCGCGGAGCCCGCGTCGGCCGTCCCGGACGCGCAGGCCACGTTCCTGGACCTGACCGCCAAGGAGCAACTCCAGGTGATGGGCCCCGGCCGGCTTGCGCTGTTGCGTCGCGGGGACGTGGCGTGGACGGACCTGTCGCAGGAGCGTCCCGCCCCGGCGGACTGGCGCCGGTCGTACCAGATGACCCCGCTGCGCGACCTCCAGGGGCTCGCCGCCGCCGCCTAGTGCTAACCCCAGCACTAGTGCTACGGTAGGCACGTCGCGTCCGCGAGGGCCCCCCGGTTGGTCGCAGACCTGCCGCCTCGCGGCGCGACCCCCTCGCGTGTCGTCGCGCACAGGTGCCTGCCCGTGGCACGATGTGCCCCATGACGACGCGGCTCCAGATCACCGAGTCCCGGCCCTCCCTCGCGGAGGCCCTGGCGCCCGGCAGCGCGGCCGTGTCGTCCGGCGAGTTCGACGTGCTGCTCATCACCCCCGGCTGGGGGTCGTCCGGCTACTACTCGGCCGAGACCATCGCCGCCGCCGTGGAGGCAGGCGTGTTCGCCCCCGGCACCCACATGTACCTGGACCACCCCGCCGCCGGTGACCGCCCCGAGCGCAGCGTCCGCGACCTCGCGGGCACCCTCGTGGAGGCCGGACGCCTGGACGAGGCGACCGGCGGCGTCCGCGCCCGCATCCGCCCGTACAGCGTCTATGCCCCGTTCCTCACCGAGGCGGCCGGGGACATCGGCCTGTCCATCCGGGGGTCCGGCGAGTACGTCATGGGCGAAGCCGAGGGTCGACGCGGGCGCATCTTCACCAGCCTGACGGACATCGCGTCCGTGGACTACGTGACCCGCGCCGGGCGCGGCGGTCGCATCCTGTCCGTCCTGGAGTCCTACCGGCCCGCATTCGCAGCCGCCACGGAGGCCCGCGTCAGCGACCGCCGCGATGCGCTCATCGGCCTGGTGCGCGAGGCCCACGGCGGCGACGACGTGTGCCTGTGGGTGCGCGACTTCGATGACACCGCCCGGCTCGTGTGGTACGAGCGGGAGGCGCCGGACGAGTTCGGCATCTACCAGCAGGGCTACACTGTCGCCGACGACGACACCGTGACCAGCCTGGACGGCGAGCCCGTAGAGGTCCACGTCCGCACCGAGTACGTCCCCATCGACTCGGGCACCGCGCCCGTGACGGACACCACCACCGAGGCCCAGGAGGGTTCCCACATGCCGAACATCGAGGAGGGTCGGCTCGCCGAGCTGACCGCCGCCGAGGAGGCCGCACGCCGCGTGCCGACTCTGGAGGCCGAGCTCGCCGAGGCGCGGCGAGCGGTGGCGCTCGCCACCGCCACCGAGGCGGCCCGACCCGTCGTGGCCTCCGCGCTGGAGGGTGCCGAACTCCCCGAGCGCATCCTGACCGCGCTGCGCGAGTCCGCGCTGCGTGCCGTCCCCCTGACCGACGCCAACACGCTGGACGAGCAGGCGCTCACCGAGAGCGTCCGCACGGCCCGCACCGAGGCCGAGGAGAACGCCGCCGCCGTGCGGGAGGCGCTCGGGTTCGGGCGTCCGCGCGGGTTCGGCTCCCCGGTCCAGGGCGCCCCGACCCTCGGGGGCACCGGTGAGACCACCGAGTCCACCGCCGCGCTCACCGAGTCCATCGACCGCCGGTCCCGCCACATCTTCGGCGGTCGGCCCAACGCGCGTACGGAGGCGTGACGCATGGCCACGAACGAGATTTACCGGGACGCCGACCACCTCGCGCTCCCCGTCCCCACCGGGACCAAGGCGAACGACCCGGTGCTCATCGGCGGCCTGAAGGGCGTGGCCGAGACCGACCGCGACGACCAGGGCGAGGCCACCGTGTGGCTGAAGGGCGGCCACAAGTTCACCGTGGACGGCGCCGTCACCGCCAAGGGCCAGCCGGTCTACTTCCAGGGCGACGGCACCACCCGGAGCGCCACCCTGTCCACGACCGCCACCGGCAACACCCTGTTCGGCCACGCGCTGGAGACCAAGAGCGCCGCCGCCGCCGCCATCACCGTCCGCATCGCGCGGGCCTGACCGAGGGGACACCCCAGCACCATGCCGAACATCGACACCTCCACCTCCATCCTGACGGGGGCGGCTGCTGAGGCGGAGACCGGGCACTTCGCCGGTGCCGGCTTCGGTCGCATCGACCCCATGACCGAGGACCCGCGACTGCTCGCCCGCATGGACGAGGCGGCCGAGGTGCTGGAGGGGGCCCTCACCGGCCGCCGCCGCCCGGGGGTCCGTTCCCTCCAGGAGGCCCTCGTCATCGGGGACTTCCCGCTGTTCCTGAACGCGGTCCTGGACCGCGAGATGCTCCAGCGCTACGAGGACATCACCCCGGTCTGGCAGCAGTACGCCCGGCGGGTCATCGTCCGCGACTTCCGCCCCAAGACGTGGGTGGACCTCATGGGCGGCAAGGCGTTCCTGGACCGCGTGAAGCCCGGGACCGAGTACCCGGCCCGGTCGGCCGCCGAGGCCAAGTACGAACTCATCGTCGCCAAGTACGGCGCGCGGTACTCCCTGCTGTGGGAGGACTTCGTGAACGACGACCTGGACATGCTCCGCGAACTCCCCGACAACCTCGCGGTGGCGGCCCGGGACACCGAGTCGCTCGTGGCCGTCTCGCAGTTGGTCACCACGACCGGCGTCAACACGAACTTCTTCAAGACCGCGAACGGGAACGCCCCGGTGAACCTGGACCTCACCCGGGAGAACCTGGAGAACGCCATCATCGCGGTGACCACCCGCAAGGATGGGGAGAAGCGCCCCATCCAGGTCCTCGGCGGGAACCGGAGGCTCCGGCTCGTGGTTCCCCCCGAGCTCGCGCTCCAGGCGGAGAAGCTCGTCAACTCCACCGAGGTGCGGACCACGGTCGGTTCGGAGCAGATCATCCAGGCGGGCAACTCCCTGGCCAACCTCGTCACCATCGTGGTGGAGCCGTGGCTGTCCGTCATCGCCACGGACGCCAAGGCGGGCAAGCGCTGGTTCCTGCTGCCCGACCCGGCGTCGGTGCGCCCGGCCGTCGCGGTCGGCTTCCTGCGCGGCCACGAGGCGCCGGACCTGCGCGTGAAGGCGGACGCGGGGAACCGCATCAACGGCGGCGCCATCGACCCCACGGAGGGGTCGTTCGACATCGACGCGGTGGAGTACCGCGTCCGTCAGGTCATCGGTGGGGCGACCATGGACCCCATCGGGACGTACGCCTCCAACGGCGCCTGACCGGCGACCAGCAGAGCGCACACACCCCGGGCGCCCCGGTGGAGGTACCCACCCTCCGCCGGGGCGCTCGTCCATGTAGGCCCCACCCGAGAGGACAGGCCAGGTGGCCATCGACTACACCACTCCCGTGGGGGTCCTGCGTCTGCGCATCGCGGACACCGACGAGGACGCGCCGACGCTCACCGACCCGCAGGTGAAGGCGCTCCTGGCCCTGCGTGGGGTGACCGGTTCGGCCGCCGACGGCGAGTTCCAGGAGGAGCAGCGCGGGCCGCTGCTGCACGCCGCCGCTGACGCCCTGCTGACCATCGCGGCGTCCGAGACCCTCATCGGGAAGTACATCCGGCAGGCCGACGGCACGACGACGGACGGCACCAAGGTGGGTGCCGAACTCCGCGCCCAGGCCACCCTCATGCGCGCGGAGGCCGACCTCGCGGACGCGGAGGCCGGGGACGACCCCGACATGCCGGACGTGGTGGAGTTCCGACCGGGGGGGTACCGGTGAGCCCCCTGGCGGGCGCCAGCCCGGTGCACCCCCGGTGGGCTGCGCACCACCGCCCCACCGTGGTGCGCACCTGGCAGGCCACGGGCACCATCACCGGCGCCGGGACCGGATCGGGCTGGACCGTGGCCGACGGACCCACCTCGGGCGAGGCCGGGCCGGTCCTGTACACCGGGCCGATGAACGCCACGTACGAGTCCACGGTCCCCACGGACGTGGAGGCCGTCGGGCAGGTGACCTCGGAGTCGGTCGTCACCGTGGCCATCCCGTCCACCGCCCCGGACATCCCCACCGACGGCGCCTACGTGACCGTCACGGCCGTCTCCGGCAACGCCGACCCCACGCTCGTGGGCCGCAGCCTCCTGGTGCGCAAGTCGGCGCACCAGGCGGGGTCCCTGGAGCGCATCCTGACGTGCACCGACGACCAGGGCACACCGCCCACCGGGGAGGGGTGATGGCGAACAACCTGGGCCGGTTCAACCAGCGCCGCTCCGCGTCCTCGTCCGCGTGGGCAGGCGGCTTCGTGGACCCCACCGAGTTGTACGCCTTCGCGGCGGACCTGGAGGCAGCGGCCGAGGGTGTCGTGGAGGACGCCCAGGAGGTCGTCGCCAAGGCGCTGTACGACATCGAGGCGCGCGGCAAGGCCGGGGCGGCCGTGGACACCGGGTTCCTGCGCTCCAGCATCCGCGTGCAGTTCGACGCGGACCGCCTCGGCGGCCGGGTCGGGCCGTCCGCGTCGTACGCCTGGTTCGTGGAGCGCGGCACGTCCGTGATGCCGCCGCGCCCGTTCATGGAGCCCGCAGCCGCCGCCGTCGAGCCGGGGTTCCTGGCCGCCATCGAGCAGATGGGGGGTCGGGGTCTGTGACGACCGCGACGCAACTCACCGCCGCGCTGAAGGCCCTGATCCCGGCGAACGTCGCCGTGTACGTCGGGGACGTCCCGGGCCGCCTCCCGGACGGTCGGCCCGCGCCGCCCCCGAAGGCGGAGCCCGGCACGAAGCGGGTGTACCCGTACGCGGTCATCTACCCGGGCGTCGGGGTGTGGCCGCAGGCCGAGGCGTCCACCCTGGACGGCGAGCCCGACGGGGACGCCCTGGACTGGCCCGTCCAGATCACCGTGGCGTCCGGGGACCCGGACTGGACCCTGGAGGCCACGGACGCTGTGGAGCGGGCTGTGCTGGGCAAGCGGCTCGTGAACGGGGGTGGGCGCCTGTGGCACCCTCCCGGTGAGGAGGTCGTCCTCATGGACCGCGACGAGGACCTCACCCCCAACCGGTGGTTCGTGCCACTCCGGTACCGGTACGTGACCTGACGAACGACGACGTGGGAGGATGTGCAGCATGAGCGACGACAGCATGGTGAAGGTCGAGGTGCGCGAGACGGGCGAGGTCACGTACGTGCCCTCGCACTGGATCGACCACCCCCGACTGGGGAAGCCGTTCAAGATCGCCGAGGCCAAGCCGGCCAGCGGCACGAACGCGCGGTCCGCCCGCGCCGAGGGGAAGTGACCACAGCATGCCGCTGACTCTGGCCGATGGCCGCATCAAGCTCACCGCGCTTCCCACGCGGCCGGTGAACCCGCTGGCCATCACCGTGGCCGAACTCACCGCCGTGGGCGCCGTGCCGCTCGACAAGGCCGTGATGAAGCAGGACTACCGCCTGTCGGCGGTGGCGTCCGACACCGTGGACGAGGCCCCGCTCATCGCGCGCGGCAACGCGGCGGCGCCCGGGTTCTCCAACTACGAGGGCAACCTCTCCGTGTTCCGCTACCTGGACCGGGAGACGGGCCTGGCCGACGAGGACGAGGACATCGCCTGGGACCTGTTCAAGCGGAAGGGCACCGAACTCTGGCTCGTGGAGCGCGAGGGCCCCATCGCCGAGGTGGACTGGGCCGTCGCCCAGCCGTACGAGTGCTGGCACGTCATCACCGACACGCCGCAGAAGGCGACGGACCGCCAGGCGGGCTACATCAAGCGCACCGTGCCGCTGCTCGTGCAGCGGGTGTGGGGCGTGGACGAGGACGCGGCGGTCGCGGCCGCCGCCTGACGCCCGCTCGCGCAGCGACGGCGCCCCTGGTCTCCCTGGCGGACCAGGGGCGCCGTTGTGTTAGCCTAAGCACTGTCGCTATGGTTGCGACATCGCACCCGCCCTGGAGGTAGCAGTGACCGACCGCCCGCAGTCCATCCCCCTGGAGGAGACGGACGCGACCGTGGACGACTGGCTCAACGGAGCGTCGTTCAAGGAGACCCGCGTCACGATCCACACCAACCCCGCCCTGTGGGCCGAGTTGGAGCCGCTGTACCAGCAGATCGACGCGGCCCGGTCCGCCCTGCTGGAGGCCGAGGGGAAGTGGCTGACCCTCCAGCGACCCCAGCAGAACGCCCCGGACGAGGTGCTCGGCGCCGCGTCCGAGCAGACCCCCCGCGCCAAGGCCGCCGCCGAGGCGGAGGTCCCGCTCGGCGTGGCCACCCCCGAGCCGTCGCTCATCGCCGAGGCCCGTCAGGCCCTGCGCGACCTGGAGGCCGAGGCGCAGGCCCTGTGGGACCGGTACGACTCGCAGTCCGAGGTGTGGCACATCCGGGCCCTGGAAAAGGGGGAGATTGAGGAGTCCCTGGAGTCCGTGCTCCCCTCCCCGGCCGCCCCGAAGAAGAAGAACGTCAAGCCCGAGCGGTACAAGGTGCTGCACGACGCCTACCAGCGCGAGCAGATCAAGCGCGACCTGCTGGTGCAGCCCCTCGCGTGGCTCCAGTCGCGCGGCATCGTCCTCAGCCCGGAGGAGCAGGCGCAGCGCTCCGACGTGCTCGCGCGGCACAACGCCAACCTGCTGAGCATCTCCACGCTGCGCGTCGTCGTGAACGGCGTGGAGCGCCCCGCCCCGAAGCCGGAGTCCATCCTGCGCATGCGGAACCGGCCGCACGGCAGCGAGCACTTCAACCTCCTGGCCGGGCGCATGTGGGCCGTCTTCACGCAGGACGTGGAACTCCCGGCCCCAAAATCGCAGCGGCCCTAGTTGACCACCCCGGCCTGGTGCTGGCGCTTCAGGCGTCCGCCAGGTGGGGCGTGGCGCCCGTGGAGTACCTGGACTCGTGGTCGGTGCGCAACCGCGCCCTCGCCGAGGGTCTGATCCTCTACGAGCGGGGGCTAGGGCCCCACGGCATCCCGATGTCCGTGGCCACCGACGGCGAACTCGGCAGCGCCTTCGAGACCGAGACCGCCACCGACCACGTGCGGGCCGCGTATGAGGAGTGGCACAAGACCCACCCGGAGAAGACCCGGCGGCCGGGCCAGTTCCCCAGGCTGGTGGACAACACGGCTGTGCTGCGCGAACGACTGCGCCGCGATCAGGCACACTAGGGGCGTGACTCCCGACCACGACCCGGAGGTGTGAGCGCGTGGGCCGTTCCATCTTCGTCACCCTCCGGGCGGCCGTCAGTGGCTACGTCGGTGACATGGCCAAGGCTGGTGCGGCCACCCGCAAGGTCGCCGACGACATGGGCGCGGCCGGGGTCAAGGGGCAGCAGTCGCTGACCGAGTACGCCAAGGCCGTCCAGCAGAACGTCCAGCGCAACCGCGACAGCCTGAACACCCTGTCGAACCAGGCCGCCATCGCCGGGACCGCCCTCACGGCGGTGGCGGGCATGGCCGTGAAGTCGTACGCCGACTTCGACCAGGCCATGTCGCACGTGGCCGCCACCGGCAAGGATGCCGTGGCGAACATCGACGGCCTGCGCGAGGCCGCCATGGCCGCCGGTCAGGCCACGCAGTTCAGCGCCACCGAGGCCGCTAACGGCGTGGAGGAGCTCGCGAAGGCCGGTGTGTCCGCCGCCGACATCATGGGCGGCGGCCTCGCGGGGTCCCTGGACCTCGCCGCGTCCGGCGGCCTGGGCGTCGCCGACGCGGCCGAGATTGCCGCCACGGCCATGACGCAGTTCAACCTGACCGGCGACAAGGTGGGCCACGTCGCCGACCTGCTCGCCGCAGGTGCCTCCGAGGCGCAGGGCAGCGTCGGTGACCTCGGCGCCGCGCTGCGCCAGTCGGGTCTGGTCGCGAACCAGACGGGGCTGTCCATCGAGGAGACGACGGCCGCCCTCACGGCGTTCGCCTCGGCCGGCCTGGTGGGTTCCGACGCGGGTACGTCGCTGAAGTCGATGCTCCAGCGCCTCACTCCGCAGTCGGAGGAGGCCCGCAAGGAGATGGAGCGGCTGGGCATCTCCGCGTACGACAGCAGCGGGGAGTTCATCGGCCTGTCGCAGTTCGCGGGGAACCTCCAGTCCTCCCTGTCGGGCCTGACGACCGAGCAGCGCAACGCGGCCCTGGCCACCATCTTCGGGTCCGACGCCGTGCGGGCCGCGAACGTCCTGTACCAGGAGGGGTCCGCCGGGATCGCCGAGTGGACCGAGAAGGTGGACCAGGCCGGGTTCGCGTCGGAGACGGCCGCCACCCGGATGGACAACCTGAAGGGCGACGTCGAGCAGTTGGGCGGCGCCCTGGAGACCGCGTTCATCAACATGGGCGAGGGCGCCGACGGGCCGCTGCGGTCCCTGACGCAGTGGGCCACGGACGCCGTGAACAAGTTCTCCGAACTGCCGTCGTGGGTGCAGGGCGCCAGCCTGGCCATCGTGGGCGGCGGTGGCCTGGCGCTGCTCGGCGTCGCCGGGCTCATGCGGCTGGTGTCGGCGACGTCCGACGGCATCGACGCCATGCAGCGGCTCGGGATCATGTCCCAGGCCACGGCGGGCCGGGTGGGCGCCGTGGGCGTGGCTGCTGCGCGCGTCGCCGGGGCTGCCGGGGCGCTCCTGGCCATCACCTCCACCGTCGGCCTCATCACCGACCGGTTCGCGTCCGCAGCACCCGAGGCTGAGCGCCTGTCCCAGTCCCTGAACGACATGGCGCACACCGGGGACATCTCCGAGCTCGACACCCAGTTCTCCGGGCTGTCCGAGTCGATGGGCCCCCTGGGGGCGGCGGTCGGCTCCATCAACGGCATCGGCGACGCCCTGTCGCACGCGTTCTCCCCGGGCCTCACCGATCGGGTCACGGGGTTCGTGGACGGCATCCCCGGGATGACCTCCTACCTGGAGCGGGCTGAGGAGCGGTTCCAGGGCGTGGACACCGCGCTGTCCAACATGGTGTCCAGCGGCAACCTGGACGGCGCCCGCGACGCCTTCGACGTGATCCGCCGGGCGGCAGACGAGCAGGGCATCAGCCTGGAGGAACTGCGCACGAAGTTCCCCGAGTACGTCGCCGCGCTGGAGGCGTCGAAGGCCGGTGCCGAGGCGGCGGGCGACGCCACCGACGCGAACGCCACCGCCCTGGACACCTACGCCGGGAGCATGGCCAGCGGCATCGCCACCACCGAGGAATACACCTCCGCGCTGGAGGAACTCATCGCGGCGCAGGCCGAGGCGGCGGGCGTCGTCACCGACCTGTGGACGGCGCAGAACAACCTGGAGGTGGCGTACGAGACCGCCACCGAGGCCGTCGTCGCGAACGGCCAGACGCTGGACGCCACCTCCGAGAAGGGCCGCGCGAACCGCGACGCCCTCATGGGCATCTCCACCGCCGGGTGGGAACTCATCGACTCGATGCGCGCGAACGGCGCCTCCCAGGCCGAACTCCAGGGCCAGGTGCAGGCCACCCGCGACCGCTTCGTGGCGGCCGCCGAGGCCATGGGCATGAGCAAGGAGGAGGCCAACCGGCTGGCCGACTCCCTGAACCTCATCCCGAACAACGTGAACGTGGACGTCAACGCGAACACCGCGAACGCCCGAGCGAACGTGGACCAACTCGTGGCGAACATCAACGCCCGCGTGGCCACCATCCAGGTGCGGGCGACCATGCCCGACCTGAACGGCGCGGCGTCCGGCTCCGGCCGCCTGGGCACGTTCGCGCGCGGCGGCGAGGTGCCGTACATGATGGGCGCCAAGCCGGGCAAGGATTCCGTGCGGGCGCTGCTCATGCCCGGCGAGCACGTGCTCACCGTGGACGACGTGAACGCCATGGGCGGGCAGGCCGCCGTGTACGACTGGCGCAAGTCCCTGCACGGGTACGCGAACGGCGGCGAGGTGCGCCGGTACGCCAACGGCGGGTCCGTCGGGTCGGCCAGCGCCCTGTCCTACGGCTCCGGGTACGGTTCGCACATGACCGAGGTCAGCCGCACACTCGCCGTCCAGGTGGACGCGCGGGGCGGCGCATCCGCTGGGGACATCGCCCGCCGCACCGTCGAGCGGCTCATGGACATGGCCGCTGTCTCGCCGGGCGTCGCCCAGGCCGCATCGGGGGTGCTCGGATGAGCCAGGGTCTGCTGTACGGGGCAGCGCCGTTCATCGAGACCCCCGAACTGCCGCCCGGCGTCAAGATGCTGTGGCACGGCGCCGACGGGTCCCTGTGGGACATCGGCGAGCCGGAGGGCGTGTACCTGCTCGCCGGGGTGCGCGGGCTGCACCTGCCGCCCCGCACCCGGTGGGCCTCCCCGCAGGGCAGCGGCTCGCGGTACCTCGGTGGCCGTGACGAGGAGCGGGAGGTGTTCTGGCCGCTGAGCGTCCGCAAGGCCAGCGGCGGTCAGGGGTTCCTGGACTTCGACGCCCTGTGGTGGGAGTCCCTCAGCTACGACACGCCGGGCACGTGGGAGGTCGTCCAGCCCGACGGCCGTCGGCGCCTGCTCGACCTGCGGCTGACGAACGGCGGTGAGGAGACGGCCGCCCAGTTCCCCACCCTGTCGGGCGTCCGGCACTACGGCGTGTATCTCGTGGCCACCGACCCGTACTGGCGCTCGGCCCTGCCCGTGAGCCAGCCGTTCATGATCGGCGCCGCGTCCGAGGACTTCATCCCCCCGACCGGGGCGCCGCCGTTCAACATCGGGCAGGGGACGACGACCACCACCGCCGAGATGGCGAACGAGGGTGACGTGCCCGCGTGGGTCACGTGGACCGTCGAGGCGGGCACGGGCGGCCTGACGGGCGTCAGCGTCGGCGTCGGGGACGCCACCATCGGCCTGCCGAACATGACGCAGGGGCAGGTGTACGTCGTGGACACCGTGGCCGAGACGGCCACCCTCAACGGGGTGCGGGTGCGCGGCGTCATGTCCCCGCACGAGTTCGCGCCGCTCCCGCCCCGCAGCACGACCCCGCTGTCCATCACCGGCACCGGGAACGGGAAGGTGACCGTCGCGTTCACCCCCCGGTACTACCGGGCGTGGGGGCGGGGACGATGATCGAGGACGGCCGCCGGCCACTGGAACTCACCGTGTACGACGCGGCGGGCACCCCGCAGGACACCGTGGTGCCCGCCTCGTGCGCGTTCGTCCCGCGCTGGAACCGCGTGGGCACGGGGGCCCTGGTCATCGACCACGACGACCCGCAGGCGGAGGTGCTCACCGCCAACGGCTCCCGCCTGGGCGTGCGGTACCGCTACGACCCCGCCGACCCGAGCGCCACGATGCACGTGATGACCGGCGCCATCCAGGAGCGGGAACTGAAGGGGGACCTCGGCAAGCGGCTGCGTGCGTTCACCGTGGCCGACGACAGCGACCTGTTCGACTACCTGCTGGGCTGGCCGAACCCCACGGGCACCGAGACGCAGCAGGGCGACGACGAGGTGTACGACACCCGCACCGGGCCCGCCGAGACCGTCCTGAAGGCGTTCGTGTCCGCGAACCTCTCGCACCACCCGTCGCGGCTGCCGATCGTCGTCCCCGCCTCCCTGGGCCGGGGGGCGTCCATCTCCGCGTCCCTGCGGTTCCACCCGCTGCGCGACCGGCTGTGGCCCGCCGTGGACGCCGCAGGCATCACCGTGAGCGTCCGGCAGGACGCCGCGACGCTGCGCCTGGAGGTCGATGTCCCCGACGTGTACCCCGAGACCCTCACGGAGGCGTCCGGGGTCGTCGCGCCGGACTCGGAACTGGCCCTCACGCCACCGACGTGCACCCGTGCGCTGGTGCTCGGGCAGGGCGAGGGGCTCGCCCGGCAGGTCGTCCTGGTCGCGCCCGGCGGGTCGCGCACCACCCGCACCCCCCTGGAGCAGGAGTGGGGGATGATCCGCGAGGTGGTCATCGACGCCCGCGACACCAACGACCCGGCCGTGCTCGCGGTGCGCGGCGCCCAGGCCATCGCCGAGGGCGCCCCGCAGGCCAAGGGCACGGTCCGGCTGTCCGAGACGGAGGACTTCCGCTACGGGGTCGCCGTGAACCTCGGCACGACCGTGACCGTCGAGCTCAACGGGCAACCCGCGATCACCGACCGAGTGCGGGAGGTCACGCTCGCGTGGGATGCTGAGTCCGGCCTCTCCGTCACCCCCGCCATCGGTGACGCCCCCCGCAGTCAGCAGGACGCGATCCGCCGGGCCCTGAACAACGTGCTGCGCGTCCAGCGTGACCTGATCGCCGGAAGGTAGCCATGACCTACGAGTCGCACCACAGCGGGTCCACCCGTTCGGTCCTCTGGCGCCTCACGCGCGAGCGGTACACGCCCACCCCCATGCCCAGGTGGGCGGGGCCCGTGTGGTCCCTGCTCCTGGCGCTCATGAGCGTCATCATCGGCGGGGACCTGATCCGCTCGGGCCGGTCCGGGGAGGCGACCGCCGAGCGGCTGTCCTACGTGGAGATGGTCGGCGTGGAGGCGGCGGGGTGGCTCATGGTCGGCGGGGCTGGCTTCGTGGTCGCGGCGTTCCTGTCGCGGTCCCTGGCCGCCGTGATCCTCACCCACATGGCCGGGGCGGCCATCTGGACGTGGCTCGGCATCGCGTACATTCAGGGGCAACTCGTGTCCGACACGTGGGCCGGGACCCGGGTGTCCGCCGCGCTCATGGTGGGTGCGGTCATGTGGGCCGTGCGGACCGGTATCCTCGCGGGGGACTTCTACCGTCCACGGCCGACGACCGACACCACCAGGGGGTAGGGCATGTGGCCGACCGTCGCAGCGGCGACCGACCCGGCGTCGCTGGACGGTCTCCTGGCCCCCACCGGCGGCCTGGCCATCTTCCTGGGCCTGGCCGCTGTCGTCGTGCGCGAGTACCGCAAGGGCCGCGCCGAGACCGTCGAGCAGGCCCAGGCGCAGGTCACCGCGTGCCGCGCCCGCATCGCCGAACTGGAGAAGGAACTCGCCGTCACCCGCCGCCGGGCGACTGCCCGTGTAGCTGAACTGGAGCAGGAACTCGGCGAGGAGATGGCCAAGGGTGACCAGGCGCGCGAGGCGCTCGGCCGCCAGGCCCAGCAGTACGAGGCCCGCCTGGCCGCTGAGCGCGACCGCGCGTCCCAGGCGCTGGCCAGGGCGTACACGGACGTGGACATCGCACGCGCCGCCCTGGAGGTTGCCCGGGCCGAGGCGTGGCAGGTGCGAGAATGGGCCCAGGCCCGGGGCTACCAGCCCCCCACGACCACCGCAGGAGGATGACGGATGGCCACGACCTCCAAGGGGTACGCCGGGAAGATTCAGACCCCCGACTATGCCCGCCTGTCCCTGGAGTGGGGCGTGGCCTACGGGGTGCGCGGGTTCGCCGACTGGCTCCCGGGTGTCACCACGGCCGTTGCCCGGGGCGTCACCGTCGGGATCGGCGTCGGCTACGGGCGCGGCGTGGAGGACACGGTGGACGCCCCCGTCACCCTCTCCGCCGACGCCGTGGCCACGGGCACCCGGTACGACACCCTCGTGGCGCACCGCGACTGGCCGAATAGCCTGACCACGTTCAAGCTCGTCAAGGGGCCCACCGCCCTGGGCATCGCCGCCGACCTGGAGCACATCCCCGGCGTGCGCGATGACCACCCCATCGCCATCTACGCGATCAGCGGGACCACCGCCACCATGGTGGCGGACCTGCGGACCTGGCACGGCAGCGGCGGCATGATCGCGACCAACGACCTGGTGCTCCAGTTCCTGAACGACCCCGGCACCCGGGTCGTCATCGGCACCACGGAGTACGCATACGAGCCGGGCCCGGGGCAGGTCGGGGTGTGGGTTGCGCGCGACGCTCGGCCGCTGAGCGCGTCGCGTCCGCGCGTCTACTCCGCCTCGCGCGGCGGGTCGGACTCCTGGGCGGGCTGGGGGAACATGATCGGCCTCACCCTGCCGAACGACGCGCCCACGGGGCTGTACCGGGTGATCGGAATGGCGTTCATCGGGTTCAACGCATCGTCCCTGTCGCAGGCGTGGGCCGTCACGAAGCGCTTCGTCGGCGCCACCGACGCCATCCCCCTCGGTGGGACGTGGCGCGACGACCACACCGGCGGCCTTTCGTTCGGCGTGGATTGGGACCACGACTTCACGTTCAGCGCCGGGCAGCGGATCAACTACCAGATTCACAGCCCGGTGCAGACCACCGTGTTTGCCGCGCGCATCGCCGCGACGTTCCTCGGCTAGACCACACAGGTACACCCGCCCGAGAGAGGACCCCGCATCATGAGCGACACCCCGACCGACGACCTGGACGCCCGCATCCCCGTCAAGGCCCTGGACGACGACCTCCCCGAGGGGTTCGACCCTGACGACCTGGACGCCGACGAGGACCGCAACCCGGAGGAGGGCTGACCCATGGGCCAGATCATCACCCGCGCCCAGTGGGGCGCCCGGTACCGCAACGGGTTCGGCTCCCGCCGCGTCGGCAGCCTGGACAAGTGGCTGCACCACTCCGTGACCGCCAGCGCCGGGCCGGGCGCCACGCTGGAGCAGGACGCGGCCACGATCCGCGCCCTGGACTCCATCGGCCAGTCCCGGTTCGGCGGCGGCATCTCGTACACGTTCGCCATCACCGAGGCCGGCCGGGTGTTCGAAGGTCACAGCGTGGACCGCATCGGCTCGCACACCAAGAACCGGAACACCGCCAGCGCGGGCATCGTCCTGGTCGGCAACTACTCCACGAAGGCGCCGACGCCCGCGCAGATCGCGGCCCTGGTGTGGCTACTCCAGTACGGCAAGTCCGTCGGCTGGTGGCAGGTCGCCGGGCTCAACGGCGGGCACCGCGACGCCGTGCGCGGCACCGAGTGCCCCGGGAACGTCGCCTACTCGATGATCGGCGACATCAACCGGGCCGCCGGGGGCTCGGCCGTCATCCCCGTGTCCAACGGTGGCGGCACCGCCGCCCCGGGGTTCCACGGCATCCCGGGCGTGCACACGGGGCGGCTCACCGCCGACGGCAACCTGGAACTCGTCCCCGACGGCCTGCGGTTCGGCGCGACCATCGCCCGCTGGCAGCAGGTCATGGGGTTCACGAAGCCGGACGGCTCCATCTCCAAGCCGCAGCGCGGCGTGGACCCGGCGCTGTACCTCATGGGCCGCGACCAGATCTTCCTCAACTCGGTCGTGGACCACGGGCACATCCTGAACCTGACCGGTCGGCGGGGTCTGCTCGTGGACGCCGACGAGGGCCCCGCGACCATCAAGGTGCGGCAGTTCTGGCTCTACAACACCTTGGGCCGCGAACTCCTGGGTCGAGCTCCGCGCGGCTCGGACTTCGACGGCATCGCCGGTGGCGAGACGAACGCCCTGCACCAGCACGCCCTGAACCGCGCCACCGCCGGTTCGCGCCGGTACTGACACCTGGAGGTCCCACACCATGCCCGGAACGCACACGCTCGCGCCGCACGCGGTGTCCGAGTACACCAAGGCCCTGGCCTACATCCTGACCGCCGCGCTCGGCGCCCTCGCGGCGGCCATGTCCGGCGGCCTGACCACCCTGGAGGTGCTCCAGGTCAGCGTCCTGGTGCTCGGCGCCGTCGGGGTCTACCTCGTGCCGCTGGTCGGATACCTGAAGGGCGTCGTCGCGTTCGCGGCGGCGGGGGTGTCCGCGCTCGTGGCCATCTTCGACGCGGGCGGGTTCGCGAGCCTGGCCGAGGTCCCCACCGAGTCGTGGCTCCTGGTGATCGTGGCCGCCCTCGGTGGCGTCGGCGTCGTCATCCTGCCGAACACCCCGCCGCTGGACCTGGGAGCCACGCGCGACGGCGCCCACATCGTCACCACCCTGGCGGGTGACCCGGAGGCCATCGCCGATCAGGTCGCGCGTCGCCTGTCCACCGGCGACGCCGGGGGCGGTACGGTCTGACCAGCACCACCACCGCTGACCCCGCACCCTGGAGGTAGTTCCGTGCCCCGCGTCTGGTACCCCGCGCACCCGGTGGCCGATCCGGCCACGCTGCTCCCGCTCGCCGGTGTGCGCGGGGTGGCCGGGCTGGTCGTCCAGAAGGACACCAACACCCCGGTGACCCTGACGGACTCCAACGGCAACCCCGTGCCCAACCCCGTGCAGGTCACCGAACTCGGCGTGATGCCCGGGTTCTGGGTGGAGGAGGGGTTCACGCACGTGCAGTGGGTGTCCGGGACGTGGCGCCTGGACATGCGGTCCGCCGACGGCCTGGAACTCTCGGCCGTCCAGGCGGCCGCGAGTGCGGCGCTGGCCGCCGAGGCCGCCGAGGCCGCCCGCAACGAGGCGCAGACCCTCGTGGGGGTGATCCCCGACGGCGGGACCGTGGGTCAGGTGCTGACCGTCGCCCAGGAGACCCCCGAGCGCGTCCTGGAGTTCCGCACCCCCTCCAGCAGCGGCGGCGGCACGGGCGGAGCCGTGGAGTCCGTCGCCGGGCGAACCGGTGTCGTCACCCTGGTGAAGGCCGACGTGGGCCTGTCGAACGTGGACAACACGTCCGACGCGAACAAGCCCGTATCGGGCCCGCAGGCCGCCGCGCTGGCCCCGAAGGCCCACACGCACCAGATCGGCGACGTGACCGAACTGACGGCCACCCTGGCGTCCAAGCGCGGCATGAACGACGCCGTGGACGCGTCGCTGCTCACCGGCACCGTCGCGCAGGCCCGGCTGGGCACCTCGGGTACGCGGGACAGCACGACGTTCCTGCGCGGGGACGGCGCCTGGGCCATCCCCCCCGGTGGTGGCGGCGGCGGCGCCGACACCGTGGACACCCTCGGTGGCACGGGCACCGCCGGTCGCGCCGCGATGAAGGCCGAGACGAAGGCCGCTGGCCGCTCGGCGTTCGACGCGCAGGACGTGGCGTGGCGGCCCGCCATCGCCGACGTCGCGGGCACCGGCGCGGCCGGGCGATCCGTCATGGCGGCCGCCACCGGCGCCCTGGCCCGCGACGCCATCGGCGCGGCGGCCACCGTGCACACCCACACCGCCTCGCAGATCACGGACCTTGCCGATGCGGTCGAGCCGCTCATCGAGCCTGCCGTGGCGCAACTCGCCTCCGAGCTCGGCGACCAGGCTGTGGCCCGGACCGTGTACGGGTCGCACGACGGGGCGATCCTGCGGCCCTGGAACGTGTCCCCGGCCATCGGCGCGGAGTGGTGGAAGACCAGCAACTTCCACGGCTCGGGCCAGACCGAGACGGTGGAGCCGTCGCTGACGGCCAACGGGCAGAACATCGAGTCCATCACCTACGTGAAGTTGGACACCGCGAACAACGGCGGCCTGAACCCGTGGCGCCTGGAGTTCGACTTCGAAGCGCCCGCGTCGGGCTGGGCCAGTATCCACCTGTCCCTGCGGACCGCCGGGCAGGCCATCATCGGCGCCGAGCAGTACGTGGTGACGCACGAGTCCCCGCGCCGCACGGGCCACGTCGTGGTGGATTTCCAGGTCCCCGAGTTCAACGGCAACTTCGTGTACCTGAAGGTGCACCTGGAACTCAAGAACAACGTCACGGCCGGCCAGATTCTGGCCATGCGGAACGCGTCCCTGCGGGCCACCCCGCGCGTGGTCCCGCCGCTGCTCGTGGCCTACGGGTTCGCGCCCGGGGCGCCCACCGTGTGGATGCGGCACACGAACGCGCGCGGCGTGCGCAAGACCACCAAGACCCTGCTCAACGGCGGCGGCATCGCCTCCACCCTCGGGTTCAACACGTGGACCCCGTGGCGGTGGTCCCTGCCGGAGCCGTCGTTCCTGGACGCCACCGGCGCCTGGGACGCCAAGGTCGGGTCCGATGAGGTGAAGGTGGGTCTGGCGTCCACGGACCTGGACATCGGGAACAACGACCAGATTCTGTCGGTGCAGAAGAACGACCTGAGTTTCGAGCTCCGTGGGAATGTTCACGGCGGCGAGACCTCCCAGGCCGGGAACCCCGTCTACAAGATCGATGAGGGGAAGGGCGCCGGGCTGGTCGTGTGGGACGCCACCGAGGCGTACCTGCGTCCCTGCCGCCGGTATCAGGTGCAGTGGGACACCGCCCTGACCCGCACCGGCGACACCGAGCCGTTCGCGCTCGTGGACCACCTCACGACCGTGTTCGATGACGGGATGATGCGGACCGACCGGTCCACGACGTTCCCGAAGGCGGCGGTCATCGGCGACACGTTCGAATGGATGTCCTCGCACAAGGTCAGCCCGCTGTGGCTGGGCCGCATCGGCAAGGGCCAGACGGTCATCGCCGAGGCGGACACGCGCGGGCTCCTGGCGCCGCCCGCACAGCCGACGGCGACGGGCTCGACCACGGGCGGCACCCTCCCGGCGCAAACCTGGAACTACTACACGACGTATGTCACGCCGTTCGGTGAGTCCACGGCCAGCCCGGTGCGCTCGGTGACCACCACCGGGACGACGAGTTCCGTCACGGTCGGGTGGGCGCCCCTGCCGACGGGCGCGGCCGGGGTCCGCGTCTACCGCGCGCAGGGCTCGGGCGTGCCGTACCTCGTGGCCACGGTCACCGGCGGGCTGTCCTACGTGGACACCGGCATCATGACGCAGCCCGCGACCCTGCCGACGGTCAACACGGCCCGGACCTCCACCCCCACCCGCCGCGAGGTCGGCGCCACGGACGCGACGTGGGCGGTCTGGTACGACCCGGAGTACGACCTGTGCTACGCGAACATCTTCGACCGGGACGCGCTGCTGTCCCGGGCAGGGGTGGCGCAGTCCATGACGCGGCTCCAGATGGTCCCCGGGTCCATCACGAAGGAGTACATCAACGCGGTGTGGACCGGGGAGACGGGCACCATCGCGGTGGGCCCGAGCACCCCGGCGTGGGTCGCGACCCACTGGGGGTACGTCTACAGCCCGAACGACCCGGTGAACTACCACCGGGAGGTCGCGGACAAGGCGGCGAACCTCGGGGCGCTGAAGGCCATGTACCCGAACGACTGACGGGGTGCCCGCGAGGGGCGGGGCTGACGGGGGTTCACCCTGTTGGCCCCGCCCCTCTGTTGTACCAACCCTAGCGGTGGTGCTACGGTTCGGACATGCCCACGAACCGTACCGCCCTGCTCCGTCGTCGTCGCCGCATCAGCGACACCGCCGGGATGCTGGCCCTGGCTGGCATCTTCGTCACCTGGGCGCTCGCGCCCCGCTGGCAGGCCGTCGCGGCCCTCGTGGTCACCGGGCTGTGCGTCTACACGTGCAACCTGTTCGATGACGACACCCCGGGCTCCTGACGCCCCCGCTCCCCGAGAGGCTCCCTTCATGTTCCGTCGCATCACCGTGGCCCTGGTGGCCACTGCCATCCTGGCGCTCGGCGGCACCGCCGCCCACGCCACCGACGCGCCCCCGCCGGGTCAGTGCGTGCCCACCGAGGGCTCCGAGGCCGTCCCCGCCCAGTACGCCGTGGAGGCGCAGTTCCTGCGCACCGTGGCCGTCCCGGCCATCGGCGAGCCGACCGTCCCGAACCCGCTGTACGTCGCCCCGCAGGCTGAGGTGCCCGCCACCTACGCCACGGAGTACCAGTTCGTGCACTTCCTGGACGTGCTGCGGCTGGCCCCCAGGTGGCACGAGGACCCGAAGTGGAACCCCGGCAAGGGGTGGGTCGCCACCGGCCTGACGCGCTCCGGTCCCGGCGTCACCCGCGAGGTGTCCCCGTACACTCCGCCGGTCCAGGAGCAGGGCACCCCGACCATCCGGAACCTGGACTACCAGCCGCCGACGACCCGCACCGAGGAAGCGTGGGTGGAGACGCCCGGCGCCCCCGAGGGCGAGGGGTGGGCCGCCAGCGGCCTGACCCGCTCCGGTGAGGGCATCACGCGGCAGACCGCCGCTCCGGTCGCGCCCGTGGAGGCCAACGACTGCACGACGGCCACCGTCCAGTGGCTCACCCCCGAGGGGTCCACCGAGGGCAACGTCGGCTGGCCTCAGCCCCGTTGGGACGGCCAGTGCACCGAGGGCACGTCCCGCCTCGTCCAGGAGGACGACTACCGCACCGGCACGGCGGCCGAGAGGGCCACGTACGACTCCCTCGGTGACGTGCTGGAGCAAGGCGAGGACTCGGCCATCTACATCACGCACCGGTGGCTGTGGACCGAGGTCTGCCCGGTCGTGACCCCGGAGGACCCCGAGCCGCAGGAGCCGCCCGTGGTGGCCCCTCCGGCCGTGAAGCCGCCGACGCAGGACCCGCCCGTGGTGGTGACGCCGCCGGTCGTGGCTGACCCCATCGCCCTGGACGTGACCGTCGCACTGCCCGAGCAGGACGAGCTCGACGCGCGCGACGACTACACGCCGGGCCCGGAGCCGGTGCTCGCGGAGACCGGCGCGGGGGACTACCTGGCCTTGGCCGGCCTGGGCGCGTTGTTCCTCGTGGGTGTCGGGATGCTGCTCCGGCGGGTGTCCCGCTCCTGACCTCCACCGCGCTATGGCCCTGGTGTAGCACTAGTGCTATGCTGGGGCCATAGCCGTTCCCGCCCACGACTGGAGTTCCCGATGCACGACATCTCCGCCGCCGCCCGGCTGTCCCTCCTGCGCCGCGTCGCGCGGTGGCTCAACGCCGAGCGCGACCGCTGCCACGACGACCACCCCGACATGGCGGGCGGTCACGAGGCGCAGCGGCTGGCCCACGCCGAGGCGTTCCTCTACAGCCACGGCGTGCCGATCCCGACGCACGTCCTGGACGAGTACGCCACCTCGTGGCAGGCCGCCGACCGGCTCGCCGACGGGTCGCTCGACATCGCCACGCACCTCGGCGGCGAGCCGATGTCGGACCGGTGGCTCGTCCGCGAGCACGAGGAGGACCGCCTCCGTGCCGCCGTCCGATGGATCGAGCAGCGGTTCGCCTGAGCGTCACACCCCGCCCGTAGCATCACCAGCACGACCCCGCCCCAAGGAGAACCCACATGCCCACCCCCGCCCGCGAGTTCACGCCCCGCCCCCTGACCGGGCTGCCGTCCTGGCCGGTCCTGCTGGAGGCCGGGGTCCCGAAGTCCGGCAAGACCTACGCCGCCGTGGAGGCCAGCGCCTCCGACCTCATCGGCCGCACGTTCCTCGTCACCCTCGGCGAGACCGAGCCGGACGAGTACGGGCTGATCCCCGGCCAGCGCGTGGAACTCATCCCGCACGACGGCGGCTACCGCGACGTGCTCGACGCCCTCACGTGGGCCGCCGCGCAGCCATGGCCCGACCCCGACCACCCCAACCTGCTGATCTTCGACGGCGCCACCCGCCTGTGGGACCTCCTGACCGACATGGCCCAGGAGGGCACCTATGCGGCGCTGCGGGCCAAGAACTCGCGCAAGGGCGCCAACACCGCCCCGATGTCCGACGAGCAGAAGATCACGCCCGACCAGTGGAACATCGCCGCGTCCCGCTGGGGCAACGTGATGTCCGTCCTGCTGAACGACCACCAGGGGCCCAGCATCATCACCGCCCGGCTGGACCTCGTGATGGTCATGGACGCGAACGGCAACCCGACCAAGGAGAAGGCCTGGAAGGTCCAGGCGCACAAGTCCCTGGTGTTCGACGTAGACGGCATCATCGAACTGCGCGAGCAGGCCATCCCCGGGCAGCCCGCCCCGGCCACCCTGCGCGGCCTGAAGTCGCTGCGGTTCAAGGGTGAGGCGCAGGACTTCCCCGACGGCCTGCCCATCGACCAGGTGTGGCGCAGCATGGGCCTGCACGAGGGGTTCGGCACCCGCGACCACCGCACGCCCGACACCCTGCGGTCCATGGGGCTGGAGGTCGCGAACGACGCGCGCCGCCAGCAGGATCAGGCCGCCGAGGCCCCGCAGGAGCGTCCCGCCGCCGCGCCGCAGCAGCGCGAGGCGGCCCGGCCCGCCGCTGCGCCCGGCCAGCCCCCGACGCCCACGCGAGCCGCGCAGTCCCTCGCGGACCGGTGGGAGGGGGCGCAGACCGAGGAAGCCCTGGCCCGCATGTGGCTCGGCGCCGAGCTCTGGATCATGGGCGGAACCGACGGCAGTGGCAAGACCTGGCCGCCCATGCCCTGGGCCGGGCAGTACGGCAACCTGGAGGCGTTCGCGCACCAGCAGGGCGTGACCTGGCGCGGTCGCCACACCCGCCTCCTGGAGGTGTTCCAGGGGCGGCGGTTCGAACTGGCGAACATCCCGCCGGAGGGTGACGGCGGGACCCGACCGCAGGAGCCGCAGGAGCCCCGTGGGGACGACGGGGGGCCGTCCGCGTCCTCCGGTGCCCCCGAGTCGCCGGAGCCGCCGCAGGACGACGCTCCCCCGCCGTGGGGCCCGGACCCGCGCGACGCCGACGTGCCCCCGTACGACACGTCGGACCCGTGGGCCACCCCGCAGCACCCGGGCACGGCCGATGAGGCCATGGGCGAGGCGTTCGCGCCGCCCGCCACGCACGAGCAGGCCGTGGCGACCGTCCGTGCCGCCTTCCCCGAGGCTGAGCCGGTGGACTCCACCGCCGACCCCGAGACCCCGGCGCAGCGCGTCGCCCGCGAGCACGCCGACGACCTGGCCGTGAAGCGGGCACAGCGCGAGGAAGCCGCCAAGGAAGCGGCCGAGGACCAGCGCGGCGCCGTCGGCGGGCAGCCCGGCAAGACCCCGCCGCCCGCCAAGGGCGAGGGGTACGCCGCGTTCCAGAAGGCCAAGGCGGAGGCCGCCGAGGCCGCCGCACGCATCGCAGCCGAGGATCACTCGGCCTCCGCCGGCAAGGTGTCGGCGAACACGAAGGGACGGACCAAGTGAGCGGAGAGACCACCATCACGGTGGTGGGGAACCTGACGGCAGACCCGGAGTTGCGGTTCACGCCGTCGGGCGCGGCCGTGGCCAACTTCACGGTGGCCAGCACCCCACGTGCCTACGACAAGGCGACGAACGAGTGGAAGGACCAGGACACGCTGTTCCTGCGCTGCTCGATCTGGCGGGAGGCGGCGGAGAACGTCGCCGAGTCGCTCACCAAGGGCACCCGCGTGATCGTCACGGGGCGGCTCGTCCAGCGGTCCTACGAGACCCGCGAGGGCGAGAAGCGCACCGTGTACGAACTCCAGGTGGACGAGGTGGGCCCGTCGCTGAAGTACGCCAGCGCCAAGGTCACCCGCACGACGAGCGGCGGCGGCAACCGCCAGTCGTTCGGCAGCAGCAGCGGTGGTGGCTTCACCGGCGGCCCGGCCGCCACCGACGACGCGTGGGCGACGCCCGCCGGTGGCGGTGCGGGGTCCTACTCCGACGAGCCGCCGTTCTGACCTGCGGCTAGCCTGGCCCGAGGGGCACCCGGTGAGATACCGGGTGCCCCTCAGTGTGTTACCCCTAGCGCCTGTGCTACGGTGTGGACATCCGGGGGACCCGCCCCCGCACACCCGCCCAAGGAGCACGACCATGACCAACCCCGAGTCCCCCGGCCGAACGCCGGTGGAGCAGGCCGCCGAGGAGGTGGCCGCCCTGACCGCCCTGAAGGCTGGCCTGGACGACCAGATCGCCGCCGCCAAGCGCCGGATGATCGACGCCGCAGCTGGCATGACGAAGGCCACCGTCGCCACCCCCTACGGCCGGGTGCTGGTCACCCGCTCCGAGGAGCACGTGGAGTACATCCCGGACCGGTTCCTGGAGTGGGTCAAGGAGCACCACCCCACGGAGGTCATCACCACGGAGTCCGTCAACCCGGCGTTCGCCCGGGCCATGCTGGAGAACCTCACCATCGTGCGCGGCGAGGTCGTGGACAAGCGCAGCGGCGAGTTCGTCGCCTACGCCTACCTCACGGACCAGGGCGACCCCTACGTGGCGTATCCCGCCAGCCGCGAGCAGCGCGACGCCAAGGAGTACGCCCGCATGCTGTTCCAGGACCGGGCGCTCGCCCTGACCAAGGCCCTGCACGAGGTCGCCGCGCTCCCGTCCACGGAGGAGGCGTCATGAGCGGGCGTCGCGACCGCCGGTCCCTGCTCGCCAAGGCGGTGGCGCGGACCGCTGGCACCCCCAGCCTGCCGCTCGCACCCCCGCCGCCGGAGCCCGAGCACGACCGGGTGCGTCTCCTGGACCTGGCCGAGCGGCTCCAGGCGCTGCGCGACGGCGGATGGGCCCCCTCCGACCTCACGACCACCGAGGTGGACCTCCTGGTGGCGCTGACCCGGGCGGGAGCCGTCCACGGCTGGCCGGTCGGTGCGGCCGACCGGCTGGGGCAGGCCACCGAGCACGTCCCGACTGCCCGCAGCACCGACCCGAGCACGTCCCGGGCGGACCTGCGGCGCCCGACGACGCGCAACCAGGAGGGCCGTCTGCTCGTGGCGTTCCTGGACGACCCCGACGGCCTCACGTCGGAGGAGGCCGCACACCGCGCCGGGCTGGACCCGCGCTCCGAGTTCGCCAAGCGGTGCTCGGTGCTCCAGTCCTCGGGTCTGCTGCGCGTGGCGACCGACGACCAGGGCCGCGAGCTAACCCGGCCGGGGCGATCCGGGCGCCAGCGGCTGGTGTTCACCCTGACCGCCCCCGGTCGGCTCCTGGCGCGGCACCTGCGGGCCGAGGGCACCACGGCCTGACCCCCGCGCCACCCCCCAGGCACGACAGAGGGCCCCCACCTACATGGTGGGGGCCCTCTCGCCCGTCCGCAGTCCCCCGCCCAGGGTCCCAACGTGACAGTGCACAGCATACGGCAGCGGCCCACGAGGCGGCGACGGCGCGCGGGTGAACCACCAGGCTTGTGCATACCCCAGCACAGGTGCTACGGTGAGGACATGCCTCACAAGGGGGCACCGGAACTGGAGGATCACCACCATGAGCACCACGAAGCCGGCCGTCAGCGTTCAGACCGAGCAGGGTCTCGTGACCGCCACTGCCCTCGGCAACTCCGGCTCCGGCCACTACGCGCTGGCCGTGGACGGCGTGCGCGTCGGCGCCCTCATCCGCACCGGCCGCCAGCGCTACCTGACGCGCCAGGACAACGCCCCCCGCATGCTGATCGCAGGCACCTACAGCGGGTTGCTGGAGCGGGCAGCCGTGGAGGTCGCGCTCGCCAGCCTCTCGTGGAAGCACTGAGCACCTACGTACCAGGCACCACCACAGCCCGGGGGTCACTGACCTACGGGGCTGGTGGTGTTCGGACCGCAGGTGGTGAGGGTGGGAGGTGAGGGAGCAGAGAGGACCCGTGCTCACAAGGAGCGCCGGGCCCCCTCCGCTGGACGTACCGCAGGCGGAGCCGGGCGGTGTGGCGTCATCACGTCGAGGAGCAGCACGAAGGGCTGCCAGGAACGGTCTGCGCGGGATCACTCGGTACCTGCCCGCGCTGCCCCCCACACGTCGTCGTAGTCACCGTGCACCGCCCGGTTCTGCCTTGACCGGTGCTGCATGAGGGGTCGGGAAAGTGATCCCGCTCTAACCGGGGACGACACCGGGGACTAGCCGGTTCACCCGACACGTTCGGGCGCAGACGATCACTCGCGAGCGGGTTGGCACACCTCTCGTGGGCCGAGACGCTAGCACCTTGTCGGAGGTCTCCGGTAGCCTCTGGATCGACGGTCACGCGCAGACGGCACACCTCGCACCCGTCGTAGGACCCCCGGGATGGCGGAGCCCCCCGGGGGTCCTCGCACGTCCAGGCCATGTGCCGCGTGTAGCGCAGGTGCTATGGTGACCACATGAGCACCCCGACCATCGAGACCCCACTGACCGCCGAGGCGCGTCGTGGTCGGCTCCTGACGGTTGCTGCCGAGCTGACCACCGAACTCGGGCACCGACCCTCCCACGCCGACCTCGCGCGCCGCTTCAACGTCACCGCCCGCACCATCGGCCGCGACCTGCGCCAGATGGCGGCGGCCGGCAAGTCCGTTCCGCTCACGCGCGGGGACGCCGACATGAACGCCGCCGCCACGCGCCGCGCGGGCATGCCCGCCGTCATCCGCCAGTGGGCGGCGCAGCACGGCGGACGCGCCCCCACGCAGGTGGACCTGGCCGACCACTACGGCGTGAGCCGCCGCTCCATCCAGGTGGACCTGGAGGTGCTGGCCTCGGAGGGGCTGGTCACCGTGGAGCGCAAGGGCCGACACACCGTGTGGGTCGCCGCCACCGACTGACCACACCCCCGCTCCAACCACCCCGCCCAGGACCCCGAGAGGACCACACCCATGCCCGCCAAGTACGCCGAGGGGACCACCGTCCCCGCCGAACGCTCCCAGGCCGAAATCGGCGAGACCGTCAGGCGCTACGGCGCCCAGGGGTTCATGTTCGGCTGGGAGGACAGCCACGCCATGATCGCGTTCCGCGTCGGCGAACGGCAGGTCCGGTTCCTGCTGGACCTGCCCGACCCGGCCGCCAAGGAGTTCACGCTCACCCCCACCGGCCAGAAGCGCCGCGACCCCGGAGCCGCCTACGACGCCGAGTTGCGCCGCCGCTGGCGCTGCCTGGCCCTGGCCATCAAGGCCAAGTTGGAGTCGGTCGCCACCGGGATCACCACGTTCGAGGACGAGTTCCTGGCGCACATCGTGCTGCCCGACGGCTCCACCGTCAGCGACCACGTGCACCAGCAGATCACCGAGGCGTGGCGCACGGGCGGGCGGATGCCCGGGCTCCTGCCGCAACTCGGGCCGGGTCCCTCGGCATGACCGGCCCGGCGCCGCTGTGGCTGTGGGCGACACTGCCCCTACGCCGCGAACTGCAAGCCGAGTACGACCTGTTGCTGCAAGCGCACATCGAGCAGGCCGAGCAGGCCACCCGGGGGGTCATGCTGAACGCCCGCGCCGTCGCTGCCGGGCGCAGCATCGGCGAGTTGTTCCGGGTGAACACCGCCACCGCGAACGCCTGGGCCTCCGAGGAACTACGCGAGTTCTGGCGGACTCACCCCCGTCCCACGTTCGTCCAGTACGAGGCGCACCGCCTCGCCGACACCGAGGAGTGGTACCCGTGGTCCTGACCCGCCCCCAGCAGGAGGACGTCCACGCCATCGCCCGCGCGATCCGCAGCGCCCCCGGCGGCCACCCCCCGGGCCGGGTGGACACGGCCTACGTGGCGGGTGAGGAGGCGGACCGCATCATCGTCCAGGTGGACAGCGGCACCGGCGACGCCCGCGCGTACCGCCTGCGCGTCGAGGCCATCGAGGCGGGGCAGTGAGCGCCGTCGTGCTCGGGGTGGACCCGGGCGCCAAGGGCACGGGCCTCGCCCTGGTGGCCCATGGCCAACTCCGCCACGCCGAGACGGTCCGCACGGTCCGCGCCGACCCGCTGCGCCCGGCGCACACCTACCTGGCGTCCGTCCTGGAGCAGGTGACCCTGGCCCTGATCGACGCTGGACAGCGCGGCGAGCTCGTGGAGGCCATCGCGGTGGAGGGCGTCACGAAGCCCAACCCTCACATGAACCGCCGCAACGGGCGGGCCGCCACGGACCCGTCGCACATCATGGGCGCCGCCATGGTGTTCGGCGCCGTCGTCGCCCACGACTGGCCGGTGCGCGTCCTCGTGGTCCGGCCCGGCGGGAACGGGTCGCGCCCGCTGGGGGCGTACCCCTCGCCCCTGGTCTCCGACGCGGAGCGACGCGTCTCGGGCTGGCAGATGCGTCCGGCCGGCACCGGGAAGTTGAAGGATCAGCGGTCCGCCTACGACGTGGCGCGCGAGGCCGCGCAGTACGTCCCGGCCATCGCCGGAACGACCCGGCTCACCTACTTGTACTAGTCCTAGCACTAATGCTACGGTCTGGACATCAAGTCGATCCCGTGCAAGAAGGAGCCCCAACATGACCACCAGCCCCACAGACCCCACCGTCGTCGGCCTGTTCGCGGGCCCCGGCGGCTGGGCCCAGGGACTGCGCCACCTCGGCCTCACCGAGCGCGGCCTGGACGTGTCCGTCCCCGCCGTCCTGACGGCCACCGCCGCCGGGCACCTGCGCGAGGGAGCCGACGTCGCCCAGGACCCCACGCTCACCCCCAGCGCACGTGCCGACGCGCTCATGACCGCCGCCGACGTGGCCGCCACCGACCCGCAGGAGTGGGTGGCCAAGCGGTTCAGCACCCAGCCCACGGGCCACGTGGACTCCCCGCCCTGCCAGGGGTTCTCGATGGCCGGGAAGGGCCGCAGCCGTGACGACTCCGTGCACCTCCTGCACCGCCTGGAGGGCGTGACCACCCGCAGCGACCTGGAGCGCGTCGTGCGCGACCTCGGCCCGCGCATGACCGACGCCCGCACGCTGCTCGTCCTGGAGCCGCTGCGCTGGGCCCTGGCCCTCACCCCGTCGTGGGTCGCCTGGGAGCAGGTCCCCGGCGTCCTGCCGCTGTGGCAGGAGTGCGCCGCCGTCCTGCGTCGCGTCGGGTACAGCGTCGCCACCGGCAACATCCAGGCCGAGCAGTACGGCGTCCCGCAGACCCGCCGCCGCGCCATCCTCGTGGCCCGCTCCGCCGACTTCGCCGACCAGCACGGGCCCGCCGCGCTGCCCACCCCCACGCACTCGCGCTACTACCCGCGCACCCCCGAGCGCCGCGACCCGGGCGTGCTGCCCTGGATCAGCATGGGCGAGGCCCTCGGCGGCGGGTACGAAGGGCTGGCTGTCCGCTCCAACTACGGCACCGGCGGTGACCCCGCCGCGCGCGGCGTCCGCACCGCCGACCAGCCCGCAGCGGCCGTCACCGGCAAGGTCGGCCGGAACAAGTGGGTGCCGGAGTTCAACGACCAGACCGGCACCGAGTACGACCCCGACTGGCCGTTCAAGCGCCCCGCCACCGCCGTAGCCGGGCGCGGCCTCGTGCAGAACCCCGGGGCCACGGCCAACCGGTTCAACGGCTCCACGAAGTCCCGCAACGACGGGGTGCGGGTCACCGTCCAGGAGGCCGCCCTCCTCCAGTCGTTCCCCGCCGACTACCCGTGGCACGGCACCACCAGCCAGCAGTACCAGCAGGTGGGCGACGCCGTGCCGCCGCTGCTCGCCCGGGCCATCGTGTCCGCCGTCGCGAACATCCCCCTGGAGGTCCGGCCGTGATGTCCCCCGAGTGCGAGCGCCACCAGCACACGACCTGCCCGCGCGTCCTGCCCGCCCAGGGCAACGTCCGGTGCACATGCCCCTGCCACCGCCAGGTCGGCGTGGCCCCAGCGAACGGATGACCGCCATGCGCTCCCGCCGCAACCGCCGCGCCGTCGGCTGGTACCACCCCATGAGCAACGGGTACCGCCTCGTGATCGCCACGAACTGGCGTGGTGACCACCTGCTCTACCCCCACCGCGTCGTCGTCCGCCAGTACGGGACCGCGTTCTACGTGGACGCCCGCGACGCCTGACCGCCCGCCCAGCCCTTCCCCCGCCTGAGGAGCCCGACCATGCCCGAGCCGACCATGGGCGTCATCGCCGACGCCGCCTACGCCTACGACGCCGCCTACCGTGCGGCACCTTCCACCGTGGTGGGTGACCCGCACGTCCTGCGGCACGCCCGCGCGATCAGCGCCGTCCTGGCGTGGGTCGCCGAGCACCCGGAGGCCATCGGCGCCGTCCGCGAGGACGCGCAGCGCATCCGCACCACCCGGGGCGGCGCGTTCATCGTCCCGGCCGACCAGGAACTCCGCGTGCACAGCGAGCCGGTCCACCGGTACGTCCTGCCGTGGACCGACACCGAGGACGTGACCGAGTGAGCGACCAGACGCCCGGCGGCGCCCGCACCATCACCGCCGACCTGCTGGAGCGGCTGCGCCGCCACTACATCAAGCCCGGCCAGGTCCCCGCCGGTGGGGTGTTCCTGCCCGAGGTCGGGTGGAACGCCACCGGCGGCACCTCCCGCGCCGACGCCCTGTACGTGGGGTTCACCTCCGCGTCCGGGCGGCTGCTCGTGGGCCACGAGGTGAAGGCCAGCCGGTCCGACTGGCTCAGCGAGCTCAACAAGCCCGGCAAGGCCGACGGGTGGGCCGACCAGTGCCACGCCTGGTACCTCGTGACCATCCCCGGCGTCGTCGCCGAGGGGGAACTGCCCCCCGGGTGGGGGCTCATGCACCCGGGCACCTCCCGCACGCGCATGAAGGTCGTCACGACCGCGCACGTCCACCGCGACCGAACCCCCTCCTGGGATGCGGCCAGGTCCATCATGGCCCGGCTCGACACCCTCCAGATGGACGCCCGGGCCGCCATCCGCGCGGAGGAGCACGCCAAGGTGAAGGGCGAACTGGACGCGGCGGCCGCCGCCGAGCAGCGGTGGGCCGAGCACGCACAGACGCAGGTGCAGGAACTGCGCACACGCCTGCGGTGGGTCGAGGAGACGCTGGGGGTGCGCCTGGTGGACGACCACGGCCCGGGCGGGATGCAGAACGGCACCGCGACCCGCGCCGAGCTAGCCGACGTCGCTGGTCTCCTGGCGCACCACACGTCCCTGCGGGACGCCGCCCGGGCGCTGAGCGACCGCTACGGCCGCACGGACCTGGCGCACCTGCGGCAGGCCCTGGACGCCGTGGAGGCGGCCGTGCAGCGTGCTCGCGACGGTCTGCCGGCCGAGGCTCGGACGACCTACCGCTACTAGTCCCAGCCGTAGCACCAGTGCTACGGTGAGAACACCCACCCCGCCCTGAGGAGAGACCATGACCGCGCAAGCCGCACCCGACACCACCGCCACCATCGACGTGGACCCCGACGCGCCCGTCCTGTGCGCCGTCCCCGGCGGGTGCCCCCGCCGGGCCGTGGCCAGCACCCGGGGTCGCGTGAACCACGACACCGGCGGTGACGGGCACACCGTCTGCGCGACCTACCTCCTGTGCACCCCCTGCGCGGAGAGGCTGCGGGTCGAGTTCGCCCGGACCATCGTCATTGCCCACATCCTCGGCACCCCGCAGGTGTGCCGCGAGCACGGCGGCGCCCCGTGGTGCCCCGTCGTCGTCCTCACCCCCCTGGTCTGACCATGACCCCCTACCTGTTCGGGCTCCTGGTGGCCTTCGTCAGCCTGTGGGTCGTCTGCTGGGGCCCAGCCGCCGCCATCGAGCGCCGGATCACTCACCGACCCGATCTCCCGGACGCCGGGCGGGAGCCCATCACGGGCCCGTCCGGGCACCGCATCATGGCGGGCGCCTGGGAGGAGCAGTACGTGGAGGCCGCCCTCGCTGCGCCCCTGCCCGGTGACCGCACCGAACGCCTCACCCCCGACGCGCTCGCCCGCTGGCGGCGCCTCTACCTGGCGCAGGGGGCGCCGGTCGCCACCGATGTCCCGCGCATCGACAGCAACGGCGACCTGCACTCCCAGGGCGGCCTGCACCCCGGGTGGGAGGCCCGGCGCCAGATGCAGCCCGGCAGTTCCCAGCCCGCCATGGCGCACGCCCTGCGGCAGCGGTACTCCGTCGGCGGCGTCATCACCCCCGTGTACGCCCCCGAGTTCATCCTGACGCCCGAGCAGGCCCGGCGGAAGGCCGCCGAGGCTCGTGCGAGCGCCGAGCGGTGGGCGCAGCACCAGGCAACCCTGGAGCGCCAGCGCCGGTGCCCGCACGACGGGGACCGCGTGACCGAGCAGGACCTCATGGGCCCCCGGCCCACGTCCACCTGCATGATGTGCGGCGCGACCGTCCCGGACGGTGCGCTGTGACCGCCGGGCAGGGCAAGTCCCACCACTGCATCCGCTGCGGGAAGATCACCGGCACCACCCTGCGGTCCATCAAGGCTCAGTGCTCGTGGATCGCCCGGGCCCGCGCCACCGACCCCGACGGCTCGCAACCGCAGCGCCTCGTCTGGTTCTACCTGTGCCGGTACACGGGGTTCTGGCACTGGACGACCGAGCCCAAGCCCGGGACCCCCGGCTGGAACCCCCTCACTGAGGAGTACGAGCAGACATGACCGCTGGCCTGCCCCTGTCCGACCCCGACGGCGAGCGCCGCCGCAACACCGAGGCGCTCCTGGAGGAGGGCCTGTGGTACATGGGCAACCAGCGCCCAGGCATCACCCCCGACGACCGCCGCGCGGCCCGCGCACTGCCCAAGGAGACCGACCATGGCTGACGAGCTCGACACCCCGACCACCGACGACGCCGTAGAGCGAGCGCTGCGCGACCTGGACACGGTGCGAGACGACGACGCCGGGAGCGAGTACCGCGACGCCGCCGCAGACCGGGTGGCGACCGCGCTCAGAGCCTTCGCCGCTGCCCGTGCTGGGGAGGCGGAGCCGGACCACCCGGACGGGTGCGAGTGCCGCCGCTGCGCCGACGGCCCCTGGCAGCCCGCCAGCGCCGACGACGCCGTAGAGCGGGCCGCACGGGCGTGGTTTGAGTCATCGCCCGCCGCTGGCGGACCGGGGGCCTACGACCGCGCGTCGGAGGACATGAAGGTCCGCGTCCGCCTCCGTGTCGCCGCCGCCCTCGCTGCTGCCCGCGATGGGGAGGCGGGCCTACGTGCGGAGAACGCGCACCTGCTGGAGGCTAACCGACGACTGGAGTTCGACCGCGATGCCTGGCGCGACACGGCGCAGTACCACGCCGCTCAGCGCGGCGGGGAGGCGGTGGCCCGGGAGGAGCAGGACCTGATCGACCGAGCCCGTGCCCTGGCGCACTGCTTCGACGGCCTGGACGACGGCCCGGTCATGGACCAGTGGGTGGCTCACGATGGCTTCGCCGCCGGGCAGTTCACGACCGACGATCTGCGGGCCCTCGCGGACCTCGCCGCCCGGGGTAACACCCCAGCGGTGGACCGGGAGGCGCTGGCCCGCCACCTGTTCACGGAGTGGCGGCGGGTGCACCCCGGGACCCTGACGTGGGAGACGTTCGGTGACCGGCACCGGCAGCCGTTCTACGAGCAGGCCGACGTGTTCCTCGGCTTCCTCGCCGCCCGGGGTGACGTGCTGGCAGTGGACAGGGAGGCGCTGGCCGAGTTCCTCGCCGACAACGCCGGGGTGGACTGGATCGAGCCCGCGACGCCGGGAGCGCTGGCGGACGCCGTGCTGACCTTCCTCTCCGCCCGGGCTGGCACCGCACCGACCGAGGTCGAGTGGGGCGTGCGGTGGCCCACCGAGAGGGCACCGTCCGCGATGGGTGAGAAAGAAGCCCGTGACATCGTGCAGGAGTCACACCTGGGGGCACGGCTCTACCAGCGCACCGTGTCCACATGGCGGGAGGTGCAGCCGTGAGCGCCCTTTACCCGGACGTGTACGCGGTCGTGGACCCCGTGCAGGACTACGAGGAGACCATGCGCATCCTCGGCATCTACGCCACCGCCCACGAGGCCCGGGCGGTGGCCGACGCGGCACGGAAGTACGGGGCCGAGCAGTACCCCTCGACCCCCACCGACAAGCCCTACCTCGACCCGGGACGGACCGCCGAGGTGCAGCACTGGCAGGGGTCGCAGGTCATCGAGCGGTGGGAGCGCCGCGAGGACTGGGAGGCCTGGGACGACAACGAGGGGCGGGCGATCTACACGCTCCGCCCGTGGACGAAGGTGGAGGTGCCCCGTGGGCGCGTCTGAGAAGCACGACGCCGCCTTCCACGGCCTCACCCCGAACCAGGCGCTCCGCCTGGCCCAGCGCATCATCCGCGCTGAGGCTCGACGCCTGCCCACCGTGGAGGTCGCGTACGGCCAGCAGGGCGAGCACCCCGACGTCCGAGGCTTGCGCCGGGCCGCCGACCTCATCGAACCGCTCATCGACCCCGGGGAGGAACCGTGATCCGGAAGGCGTGCTACGTCGCCTGCGACGGCCCGTGCGGTGGTGACCCGGCCGAGGTCGCCGTGGGCGGGGCTGCCGAGGCTCGCGCCTACGCCCGTGCTGACGGCTACGTCCGGGTGAAGGTGGACGGGCGACTGCTGGACCTGTGCCCCCGCTGCGCCGAGGCGGTGCGGTGATGCCCTCCACCGCCTGCACGTGCATCCGGGGCGACACCCTGACGTGGCTCACCCTGCGGGTCATCGACCCCGACTGCCCCGCGTTCGAACTGCACACCCGACTCGGTGTGTACGGACCCCCCCAGGAGACCCCATGAGCCGCGTCATCCCCCCGGCGCCGTCGCACCGGTACTGCGACACCCCCCGGGACCCCGACATCCTCACTGGCTCCACGTGGTCGTGCGACGACCCCGAGCACGGGTGCGGTCGCGTGTGGGTCAAGACCGGCCAGACGTTCCTGATCGGGTCCGAGGTGTGGGTCGCGACCTGGCAGCACGCGGACCGCCGCACCCGCCGCCAGCACCAGCAGGCCCTGCGCCGCGAGCGCGAACGCCTGTGCCTGCACGTCGGCCTGGACCCGCACGGCGGGCATCCCGGGGTGTGCACCCTGCCCCTCGGCCACCCCGGCGACCACCTGGACGCTGCCCGAGGCCTGCGGTGGGTGCGGCCATGACCCGCACCATGTGGGAGCGCCACCGCGAGCGCGAACGCCTGTGGGATCAGGGACGGTGGGTGCACGTGTGGATGGCCTGGTGCCACTCGTACCGCCACCTCGCCCCGCGCCACGACCGAGGACGCGACGACGCGATGACCGACCTGCGCGACGACGCGTACACGTGCGCCGACCTCCTGCGGATGCCCGAGCCTGACGGGCTCCTAGATAGTCCCGAGGGCGCGGCCACGCGCATCATCCGACGGACCCTGCCGTGAGCACCCGCCGCACCGTGCACCTGGACCTCACCAAGCGGGAGGCCGAGGTGGTCCGCGACGCCCTCGTCCGCTACGACCTGTGGGTGGCTGGCGGGCTCGACGCCACCCGCGAGGACCAACGCGACTCCGCCCGCGCGAACGCCGTGCTGCGGCGCCTCTCCCGGCAGGGGGTGACGGAGTGAGCCCCGAGCAGGACGAGCACGACGACGCCCTGGCCGAGGCAGGGGCAGCAGCCGCACGCCTCGGTGTCGAACTCGCCCGGTTCCAGAACGCCCTGGACCGACTCGGCCGCGCCACCACGGCGCTCCGCGCGGCCCGTGACCACGGCGTAGCATCCCGGCCATGACCGAGAACCGCCGCCGCAGCGAGCCCACCATCATCGACGCGGGGGACATCACAGCCATCACCCGGGCCCTGCACGACACCCGGCGGCGCCGCACCCCCGAACCCATGTGGAGCGACGAGCCCACGCAGTGCGCCCAGTGCGGGCAACCCCATGCAACGAAGGCGGGGAACCCCGCGTGCAAGGGCCACACCCGGGCGGGCAAGCCCTGCGGGAACGACCCGATGGAGAACCAGCGGGTGTGCCGGATGCACGGCGGGAAGTCGCCTCGTGCGCTCGCGGCGGCGGAGCGGCGGGGTGCGGAGGAGCAGGGGCGGCGTGCGCTGGAGCGGTTCGGTGTGCCCCGGGAGAACCTGGCCGATCCGGCTCCGATCTTCGTCGAGCTCATCGGGATTTCGGCCGGCCTGATGGACTACTACCTGGAGCGGGTGCGGGAGGTGGAGGACCCGGACGCCCTGGTGTTCGGGGTCACGGAGCAGGCGGACGAGGACCTCATCACCCGGGCGTGGAAGTCGGAGGAGGACGACGAGGACGGGGACATCACGGAACTGCCCCCGAAGGCCGTGAGCCGGAAGGTGAAGCGGCAGGCGGGGCCCATCACGTGGCTGTCGCTGTACGACCGGGAGCGGGATCGTCTGGCGAAGTTGTGCGTGGACGCCTTGAACGCGGGGGTGCAGGAGCGGCGGGTGCGGATGGCGGAGCAGGACGGGGCGCGGTTCAACGATGCGCTGCGGGCGATCCTGGGGGACCTGGACCTGACGCCGGAGCAGGCGGCGCGGCTGCCGCAGGTGGTTCCGGCGCGGCTGCGGGCGCTTCAGGGCGGCCTGTCCGCGTGACCCTGTTGTGCACGGCCCAGCACTAGTGCTACGTTGGGGACATGCCCACAGGGGGCAGCAACCAGACCGAGGAGCCAACGCCATGACCACCACGCCCGCCACCCCCGCCCTGACCGACCTGGAGCGCCCCGGCAAGTTCTCCGTGGAGTCCGTGAACGCCGCGCAGCGTCGCCCCCGCAACGCTGGCCTGTTCTGGCAGAACGACCGCCGCGTGGACGTCGTGGACGCCCAGTCCGCCATCGACGCCGTGAACCTCGTCACCGCGACCCTGCCGGACGGCTGGCGGGTCGCCTGGGCTGAGGTCGCCTGACCCCGGGTGTTGTGCACACCCCAGCACCTGTGCTACGGTAACGACATGACGACGACGAGCACCACCACCGACATCCAGGCCCGCGACCTCACCGTGGGCGACGTCCTGATCCTCGGCGAGGGCCGCGAACTCACCCTGGAGCGCATCGGCCAGGACACCCGCCGGGGCATCATCCGCTGGGAGGGGACGCTGCGCGGCACCTGGGAGGGCGAGCGGTTCGGCATGCGCACCGGCCGCAGCCTCCACCTCACCGAGGTCGTCACCGTCCGCCGCACCACCGCCGCCTGACCCACAAGGAGCCCCCGCCATGCTCAGCATCCGCGCCCGCATCGAGCACCGCCGCTACACCGCCGTGCAGAACCTCCTGCGCCTCGCCTCCCGCGAGGGCGGCGTCCAGCCCACCCTGCGCCAGCAGCGGGCCGCCCTCTACCTCGTGGAGCGCGGCACCTGCGAGTGGCAGCACGCCCCCGGCATCGGGCCCATCCTGCGCGTGGCCGTCCCGCCGCTCATGACCGAGCAGCACGAGACGCTCGCCGCCGCGATGCTCGCCGACGCCGAGCGCATCAAGGCCGAGGACGCCGCCGTCGCCGAGATGCGCCGCTGGCTCGACTCCACCCCCACCGCCCACCCCGCCCATGAGGAGAACTGACCATGCCCACCGTCCCCGCCACCAAGGTCCAGCCCGGCGACCTCGCCTGGCACAAGACCCGCACTCTGGACCCCCGGCCCGTCGCCGAGGTGGACCACAAGGCCCGCACCATCCGACTCCAGATCGGGACTCTCGTCACCGACCCCATCCCTCGGGCGAACTACACCTACACCCGCGACCCCGAGGCGGAGTGACCCATGCCCACCATGCCCCACCCCGGCGGTGACACCGTGCGCATCCTGCTCGTAGGGGGCCCCGAGCACGGGCGCCGCGTGCGGGTGCCCGCCAGGCACTGGCCCGGGCTGCACCAGGTGGTCATGCCCACGCGCCGCGAGGCCGCCTACGTCGAGGACGACCAGGACCTGCTGCTGCCCGAGGTCACGGTCTACCGACGGGTGACCCTCACCCCGGGCGCCGCCCAGGTGCTGGGCGTGCACCCCACCTTCCCGCTGTACGCCGCACCGGGTGCCGCTCTCGACGTGCTGGAGGTGCGCGACGCGCTGGAGGTGGCCCAGGAGCGGGAGCGCCTGGACCAGGAGGAGGCGGCCCGCGAGGCCGAGCGTGACCGCATCGCACGCCTGCCCGTCGCGACCATCTACCCGCCGAGCTACCCGATGCCGGCCGGACGCTTCCGCGTGGAGCGCCACGCGGACGGCACGGTGGTGCTCCACCCCTACGCCTAGCGCCCACCCCTAGCACCCGTGCTACGGTGGCGACACTGTGCCCCGCCCAAAGGAGACCGACCATGCCGCTGTCCCCCTGCCGCTCCTGCGGCCACCCGTACGAGACCCACGCGAGCACCACGTCCGGGTGGTGCTCGCACTACTCCCACGGCTCTGTCGGCCGCGCCTGCAAGCGCTATCGCCCGCGCCGCCTCTACGGCTACGACGTCGATGACGACGTGCGGCGGGCGATCCTCGCGGCCTACGAGGAGGGCCGCGCCATCGGGGAGGGCGACGAGCCGCCGCCCATCGGTCGCCACCACCCGGACTACGTGCCCCCGCCGCCGTCCAGGCCCCTGACGCCGGGCACCACGGTCACCTTCGGTGACCTGGACCTCACCGTCCAGGAGGACGGCACCGTCTTCGACCGTGCCGTGGGTGCTGCCATGCGGCGCCAGCGGTGGGCGTACGACGTCACCCCCATGGCCTCGCTGCTGCGGGTGCGTCCGCTCATCCCCCTGGTGGACGACCGCAGCACCTCCTGGGCGGGGTGCTCATCGGCCATCCCGGGGACCAAGATCGGTCCGCACGGGCAGTGCCCGCTGCGCGGCGCCCACCGCCACGACCCCGACACGGGCGCCGTGATCCTGCTCGGGCGACGGCACCGGTCGCGCGAGTGAGCACCCTGTGTCGGCGCTGCCGCCACCCGGACCGGTTGCACCGTCATCCGTTCGGGTGTATCGCCCCGGACGCCCGCGAGCCTGGCCGGTCCTGCCGGTGCCAGTCCTACCGTGCCCGCATGACGACCCCTCGGCTCGCCCTCGCGCTCGTCCTGCTGGTCTCGTCCGTCGCGTTCTCCACCGCCGGGTGGGCCGCCGTCCTCCAGGGACGCCCCTCCCACCCGGCCACGTGGGCCGTGGCCCTCCTCCTTGGCACCCTCGCCGCCCTGCTCATCATCGAAAGGCCGACCCGTCATGACCGCTGACCGCCCCGCCCCGAACCTGCTCCTGCCGGCCGAGGTCGCTGACCTGTTCGGTGTGGACGTCCAGACCCTGCGCCGCTGGGCCCGCGCCGGGAAGTTGCCCGGCATCGTGCTCACCCTCGGCGGGCACCGCCGGTACGACCGGGCCACGATGCTGCGCCTGCGGGACCAGGGCTGGAACCCCGACCACCGAGCTACGACCGCATGATGACGTCGAGCGGGTGCGTCCAACTCGGCTGCCCCACCCCCGACGACCGGGTGCGGCAGTACCTGAACGGCGCGTACTGCCACCAGCACCAGCCCGCCATGGTCCGCACCGGCCAGCCCCACCCCACCCCGCCACCCACCGGGCTGGTGGCCAGGGGCAAGCACCGGCGCTATGGTAGGGACACCCGAACACCCGCCCCAAGGAGAGGTACCCGCCCATGACCGACGACACGCAGGCCCACCGCGTGAAGGTGACCCTGACCCGCGAGCAACTCGCCCAGGCGCTCGACCTGCCGTCCCGCGCCAGGGTCGTACACGTCGCCGGGGGCAGCCCCGACGCCCCCGTCACGGTGTACGTCGAGCACCCCGACCTCCCGCCGGTGCTGCCGGAGGCGGAGACCCCCCGCATGGCCCTGACCACCCTCCGCGAGATTCGCGGGCCCGGTGAGGTCGCGGGCCCGTCGCCCACGTCCGGCGGCGACATCCGCCCCGCCGCCGCCTTCCCGCACGCCGCTGTCTGACCCACCGAGGAGACTGGACGCATGACCACCACCACCATCACCCCCACCACCCGCCGCACCGGCCTGTCCTGGCGCCTGCGGGTCCTCGCCGTCGGCCTGGTCGCCATGTTCGCGTTCGCGGGGGCCCCGATGCCCGACGCCCGCGCGGACGACCTCATCGCCCGGGCGTCCGCGTGCGCCCCCAACGGGTACTGGAAGCGCTACTGCATCGAGCGCGTCGGCTCCTGGTGCCTGCGGGAGCGCACCTACTGGTACCAGTGCCAGATGACCAAGGGCGGCCCCTGGTACGGCGGCACCCACCTCCCGAAGATCGTGCTGTGACCACCGAGCAGATGGACGCCGTGGACGCGGCGCGCGACGCCCGGGAGCAGCAGCCCGAGGCGCAGGAGACGGTCCAGGCCGTCGTCATCTCCGACGACCTGGCGCACGCCCTCATGGTGTCCGCCACGCAGTCCGTCCTCTTGGACGGGTGGCCCTACCGCGACCACCTCCCCGAGGAACTCCTGCACCACCTGGAGTCCCTCGGCTTCCCCCCGGACCGCACCATCCGGCCCGGGTTCCAGGCGTACCGCTCGGGCGGGCAGTGGCTGCTGCGTGCCTTCGTCCGGGAGCAGATCGGCCTCCCGGCCGGTGAGTGGCGCGCGGTGCTCCTGGCCCCGGGCGTGGACCTGCCCCCGGGGTTCGTCGCCCCCGGCACCGAGCAGGGCACCAAGATGGCGCAGGACCTGCTCATGGAGGTCATGGACGCCGTGGCCGAGTACAACGCCGCCCCGGGTCCCATCACGGCGGGCCAGAAGTGGGAGCCCGAGGACGTCACCCCGGAGAACGTGGTCGAGCAGGTGCGGCACCGGCTGCGGGACCTCGTGAACGTGGAGACCACCCTGGCCCTGGCCCTGGAGCACGAGGTGACCAACCATGGCTGAGCGCGAGGTGGTGCGCGACGTGACGTCCGGGAAGTTCGCGTCCGAGGCCGACGCCGAGGCGAACCCCGCCGGGACCGTCCACGAGACGGTCCACGTGGGCCCGATGGAGCGTGCCGGTCGGGTCGTCATCGCGGCCGCCGAGGCGGCCGTGGCCCGGCACCCGACGGGCATGCCGCAGCCCGACGTGCTGGAGCTAGCCCGGTGGTCTCAGGGCCTGCTGTCCACGGCGCAGCGGTCCCTGCGTGTGGGTCTGACGGTGACCGCCCGGCAGGAACTGGAGTGGGCGGCGGCGAACATCCTGCGTGCGCTCGACGCCCTGCCTCCCGAGGAGGGCTGAGGGGTGGCGCAGGTGCGTCCCGAGCGCCCCGTCCTGGGCCGGGTGCTCCAGGGCGGGACGCTCGCGCACTCCCTGGTGTGGTACGAGCCGACACACCTCGGCAACGGCCGGGTGCGTTCCCGGGCACGCTGCGGGATCCGGGGTGGGTCGTACCGCCTGTTCGTGCTCATGGCCGACGACGGGACCCGCGTCCTGGACGCCGATGGCCGGGAGCCGGGAGCGTTCACCGTGGACGGCGCCGACCGATGCCCCCGGTGCGTGGCCCGCACCCGTGACCCCGACCGGAAGCGGTACCGTTGACCGTTCGCCTCTCCTGTGTGGACGACGCCCCCCGTTGCAGCGGGGGGCGTCGTTGTATGCTCACCCTGTAGCACTCGTGCGAGGGGAGGGACACCGGCCATGGGCACCACTGAGGAGCAGCACACCACCTGCGCATGCGGGTGGCCGGCCGCCGTCATCGTCGTGCAGACCACCGCCGGTGTCGTCCGTGTCACCGACTGCATGCAGTGCGACCGCACCACCTGCCGGTCCTGCGGCAACATCGTCCCCCAGCGCAAGGTCCGCGCGTGCTCGTGCGGCGCCCGGCTGCCCATGGTCATGGTGCAGCGGAGCGGCTGGTGACGCTCCTCCAGGCCCCGCCTCCGTCGCTGGACCCCCTGGAGTACGCGGCGCGGGCGTGGGAGCCCCGCCCCCGGGACGAGCGGTTCCCCATGCCCGTGGACCTCGCGCGGGCCGTGGACCCCACGACCGTGCAGACCCCGGCGCTGGCGCTCATCGACCGCGAACTGGCGGCCGTGGAGCGGGGCGAGACGGACCGGCTCATCATCTCGCTCCCCCCGCAGGAGGGTAAGTCCACCCGCGTGACCACGGTGGGCGCCCTGTGGTTCCTGCTGCGCAACCCCGACCGACGCGTGGCCGTCGTGTCCTACGGGCAGGAGCTCGCCGACGAGTTCGGCCGGAACATCCGCAACTTCCTGGCCGTGAACGACGGCGAGGACGGCGGCCTGGACCTCGGGCTGCGGATCGCCCGGGATAACGGGTCGATCCGCAAGTGGCAGGTGCAGGGCCGTCGCGGCGGCGTGCGCTCCGTCGGTCTGCTCGGTGGCCTGACGGGCCGCGCCGTGGACGCGCTGTTCATCGATGACCCCATCTCCAACATGGAGCAGGCGCTGTCGCAGACGTACCGCGACCGGGCGTGGCGGTTCTGGCAGGGCGTCGCCGGTACCCGCCTGGCGCCTGGTGCGCCCGTCGTGCTGATCCTGACTCGCTGGCACCATGACGACCTCGCGGGCCGCCTGCTGGCCGCCGAGGACGGTGACCGGTGGCGCGTCGTGAACATCCCGGCGCAGGCCCGGCACGACCCCGCCAAGGGTGAGACGGACCCCCTGGGCCGTGAGCCCGGGGAGTGGCTGCGGTCCGCCCGCGAGTACCGGGACCCGGTGACGGGCCTCATGCGCCCCCGCTCCGACGCGGAGTGGGAGGCCATCCGGCGCCAGGTCGGGCCCACGGTGTTCCAGGCGCTGTACCAGGGCGACCCGTCCCCCGAGGACGGGGACGTGTTCCCCTCGGAGTGGGCGCGGTACACCGAGCCGCTGTGGGTGGAGCAGCACGACGGCTCCCGGTGGGTCCTGGACGAGGACCAGACGGTGGAGGTCGTGCAGTCCTGGGACATGGCGTTCAAGGATACGAAGGCCAGCGACTACGTGGTGGGGCAGGTGTGGGCCCGCATCGGCAACAAGGCGTACCTCCTGGACCAGGTGCGCGGCCGGTGGGGGTTCACCGAGACGTGCCGTCAGCTAGTCGCCCTGTCGAGGAAGTGGCCGCAGGCTACGGCCAAGTTCGTGGAGGACAAGGCGAACGGCCCGGCCGTGATGAACGCCCTCCAGCGGACCATCATCGGGATGATCCCGGTGGAGCCGGAGGGGTCGAAGATGGCCCGCGCGCAGGCGGTGTCGCCCCTGGCGCACTCGGGGAACATCGTGCTGCCGACGTCGGACCCGGACTCTCCGATGCGGGCGGAGGTGACGTTCGTGGACGACCTGACGCTGGAGGCGTCGCAGTTCCCGAACGGCACGCACGACGACCAGGTGGACACCATGTCGCAGGCCGTGAACCGGCTGCTGCTCATGCCGACGCTGGACGGCGAGGTGCTCGGGCAGGAGGACCTGCTGGACCTCGGCGAGGACCCAACGGGGTATGCCGGCGGGTACGAGTGACCCCGCCGGGGTTGTGCCCACCCCAGCACGGGTGCTACGGTAACGACATCAGCACCGCACGCCCCGCCCGCCCCAGCAAGGAGACCCCGACCATGAAGTCCAGCGACATCACCCCCGGCGTCGAGTACGCCACCAGCAGCAGCAACGACTGGCAGAACTACCCCGCCGGTGGCGGCGGCTACCGAGCCACCACCCGCGTCCGGGTCCTCGCCACCGGCTACGAGCAGGAGACGACCACCGGGTGGGGCTACGGGAGGCACGACCGGGACGAGAAGCGCCGCGTCGAGACCATCGGCGGCGTCGAGGTCAGCGTCTACGCCCGGCCGCGCACGAAGGCGTACCAGAACCCGGCCGGGGTCCTCGTCATCGCCCTGGACGCCACCACCGGCGAGCCGACCACGCTCACGGGCGGCAAGCCCCGTGCCTACGTCGTGCGGCCCCAGGAGGTCCGCACCGAGTGGACCGAGGCCGTCCGGGTCATCGAGCAGCGGGCCGCCGCCCGGGACGAGGCCCTGCGCAAGCGCCGCGAGATGGCCACGGACCGCTTCCGTCGGCACGAGACCCTCGTCCACCACCTGACCGACCTCCTGGGCAGCGACCAGGCGGCGCGGGTCCGGTACATCACGGACTCCGACTCCGTGCGCGTCCCCTACGAGGTCATGGACGCCCTGCTCGCCCGCACCACCGTCGCCCAGGGCTCCTGAGCCCCGGCCCGGGGCGAGTGCCCATCCACCCCGCCCCGGGCCGGGAACCACCCCCCCGCCACACCCACAGGAGGTGCGCCACCATGGTCACCGAAGCCCAGGCCGCACGCATCGCGGCCACCCTGGAGGACGCCGCCGACCTCGCCCGCTGGGGCGTGGGCCTCACCGAGGCAGCGCGACGGCTCGACCGGCGCAGCGCCAGCGCCCTGGAGGTGTTCCTGCTGAGGCAGGGAGCGAACGACCTCCTGCGCCGACTCCGCGCCCAGGACCCGCTGGCCGAGTCCGTCATGCGCGGGCAGAAGTCGTGGGACAGTGCCGCATGACCACCGACGCCTGGTTCGGGCTGGCCCTGCTGGCCGCGTCCACCGTGCCGTTCATGCTCGCGGTGCTCGTCATGGTCGTGGCCGAGCAGTGCCCGTGGCCGATGACCGTCCTGCTGCTGCTCCTGGGGTCCGCCATCGCCGCCGCGTCGCTGCTCATCGGGGCGTGGGGTGCCGTGATCCTCCTGGCGGGGTGGCTCTGGTGAGCGACGGTAGCTTCAGCACCGCAGCACGCGCCGCCATCTACGGCCGCACGGGCGATCAGTGCGCCGGGTGCCGGGCGCCCGCCACCAACATCCAGCACCGGGTCGCCCGGGGCATGGGCGGCACCCGCGACGCCCGCAAGGGTCACCCCGCGAACGGCATCCCCCTGTGCGGGTCCGGCACGACCGGCTGCCACGGGTGGGCGGAGGCCAACCCCGAGCACGCCCTGGCCCTGGGCTGGCGGCTCCCGCAGGGCGCCGACCCCCTGGAGTGGCCGTACTGGAGCGCCGCCGGGCCGTGGCGGTGGGTGCTCGTGGACCCCGCCGGGTTCATCGTGTACGTGGACGAGGACGAGGACATCACGCCCGAGCAGCGCGACGCCGCCCGCCTGGCTGTGGAGTCCCTGCGCGAGGACCGCCGCACCCGCGCGTAGCAGGGCCGCCGGGGTCCCGTCTGGCATGATCGGGCCCATGGGAATCCTGGGGTTCGGTCGGGCCAGCGAGGCAGAGACCGTCACGCGAGCCGAGTACGACTCCCTGGCCGGCGTGGCCGACGTCATGCGCGAGTCCATCGCGGACCTGGAGCTCGCACTGGAGGATCGCGGTTGGGAGTCCATCGACCGCGAGGGTGGCAAGGCGTTCACCCGCGAGGGGCTGCACAAGATCAGCACCCGGTGCCGCACGTACGCCGTCGCGAACCCCCTGGTGAAGCGAGGCCTCGCGATCCGCGCCGGGTTCATCTTCGGGCAGGGCGTCACCGTCAACGCCACCGCGAACGGCAAGCCCGAGGCCGACGGCACCACGTACCAGAACGTGGACGCCGTGATCCGCGCCGTGTGGGACGACCGCGCGAACCAGCGGTCCGTGTTCTCCCTCCAGGCCCTGGAGCGGCTGGAGCGTTCGCACGGCACCGACGGCGGCGTGTTCCTGGCCCTGTGGACCTCCCCCCTCACGGGGTTCGTGCGTCCCCGGTCCGTCCCGTTCGATGAGGTGCGGGACATCATCACGAACCCCGAGGACCGCGAGGACCCGTGGTACTACCTGCGCGAGTACGACGTGCGGACCGTGGACACCGCCGGGAAGGTCGGCAGCCGCAAGGAGTGGGTGGCGCACCCCGCCGAGGGGTTCCGCCCCCGCCAGCGGCCGGACTTCCTGCTGAACCTGCCGGGCCTGCCCGGCGAGGTGCCGATCCTGTGGGACGCACCGATGATCCACACCAAGGTGAACGCCCTGGACGGGTGGAAGTTCGGCATCGGTGACGCCTACGCGGCCTTGCCGTGGGCCCGCATGGACCGCGACTACCTGCGGAACTGGTCGGTCGTCATGGAGTCCCTGGCGCAGTTCACGTGGCAGGCCACCCCGAAGGGGCAGGCGTCCGCGAAGAAGTCCCAGGCGCTGCGCGCGGCCATGTCCCGGGTGAAGGGCCCCCAGGTCGGGACCCTCGGGGAGGACATCCCCGGCGCCCCCGGGCAGGCGAACCCCGCCAGCGTCGGCGCGACCGCGCAGGGGTTCGACCTGACCGCCATCCCGAAGTCCGGGGCGACCATCGACGCGAACGCCTCCAAGCCGTTCAAGTCGTACGTGGCGTCCGCGCTCGGGGTGCCCGTGACGCAACTCACCGGTGACCCGGGCACGACCGGCGCCCGCGCGGTCGCCGAGACCC